ACTTGCATTACCCGCACCAACCATTGTGTGTAACTCATCAATGAATATAATAACATTTGGTTCGTTTTGTAACTCATTTAAAATTGCTTTGATTCTCTCCTCAAATTGTCCTCTATACTTTGTACCAGCAACTAATGAAGTTAAATCAAGTGACATTATTCGTTTATCTAAAAGATTAGTTGGACAATCACCTTTTACTATCATTAACGCAAGTTTTTCAACTAATGCGGATTTACCCACACCAGCATCACCAACAATAACTGCGTTGTTTTTCTTCTTTCTTGAAAGAATTTGTGCTATTCGTTTAACTTCTTTATCTCTCCCAATAACAGGGTCAATTTTACCTTCCTCAGCTAACTTATTGAGGTCTCTTGAAAAATTGTCAAGAATGGGTGTAGTTGAACCTTTTTTGGTTCTTTTAGGGTTTGAAACCGGTCCCTCTTCGAAAAAATCTACTGACATATTATTTATAATTTTTGGTAAAGATACTAAAAATTTGTTTCAAAAACAAGTTATGGGTAATTTTTCGTTCACAAGTAGTCAACATTATTGGTTTTTTATTTGATATTTATTGTGTATATTATCACAAAAATTATATTATGGGTATTATTTCAGAAAAAATTGAGGGTAAGATGATTGAGGTAACTATCTCATCATCAAATCTTAAATCAGCAAAGTTCAATACAGAGGATGAAACTCTATTGATGGAATTTAATAACGGCTCTATTTATGAGTATGAAAAAGTTCCGTGGGAAATTTTTACTAAATTCAGAATGGCCGAATCACAGGGAAAATACTTTAACGGAAACATTTCGAGAACATTTAAATATAAAAAGGTACAATGAGTTTATTTGAAGAACTAATAGAAGATAAAGATGTTGACAAAGAGATTATTAAATCTTTTAGGTCAAAAGATTCTTTGCCCGATACTATTTTTTCAAATGATAATGGTAACCACAAACTAAAAGATGAAATAAGAGAAAAATTATTAGAAATATCTAATGAATTTTTAGAATTTATCGGTATTGATTTTTTTGTATTTGACATTGTTTTAACCGGTTCATTAGCAAACTATAATTGGTCAAAATATTCGGATGTTGATATACACATATTAATAGATTTTGATGAATTTAGTTCAGGAAAAGTAAGTTCCGAGGTTTATATGACAATTGTAAAAGAGTTTTTTGATTTAAAAAGACGACTTTGGAATACCTCAACTGATATCTCAATTAAAAATTATGAAGTTGAATTGTATGTACAGGATGTTGATGATAAACATCTATCATCTGGTGTTTATTCAATATTAAATAATGAATGGGTTGTTGAACCTCAGAAATCAAATCCAAAAATTGATGATGAAATAATACTTGAAAAAGGTGAGGAATACGCAAAACTAATTGACGACCTTTCTGAAAAATCAGAACAGGATAATGACATCACAAAAGATTTAAACGAATTAAAATCAAAAATAAAAAAGTTCAGACAGAGTGGACTTGAAAGTGGTGGGGAGTATTCATATGAGAACCTAACATTTAAATTACTAAGAAGAAACGGGTATATTGAGAAATTGATGAAAATCAAAACTTCTATTAGAAATAATAAATTGTCCCTCCCACAATAGAAAACTTAAATTTTTTACCTATATGCATGTATTTATAGGATAACGAAGAATAATATATTTAACAATTAACAAAAATGGCAGACTTAAAACCACTAGGAAGTGAGAAACTTAACGGAGACGATAAACTTAAACGTATCCTTGAGTTGACTTATTACGGTAATAAACAAAATACCAAGTCATCACATTCATCTACATCTAAAGTTGAACGTATAACAGAATCATCAAATGGTGTTTTTGGTATCGTTAAAGAAAAAGACGGTTACTATGTAAAAAAAGGTTTGAATGAAAATTCACTTGATTATATCGGTGGTCTTTTCATGAAAAACAAAAACCGATTTAATTCATATGCGGATGCTGATAAAAGAATGAACTTATTAAGTGGCTCGGAATTAAACGAAGCTACAAAATATGTTTTAAAACAAAATAAACCAGAATCTGAATCAATGCCACCTTCAGATGATATGGGTACAGAAATGCCACCTATGGATTCAGAACAACCTATGGGTGCACCATTACCTTCAGATGAAATGGGTACAGAAATGCCACCTTCAGATGATATGGGAACAGAAATGTCACCTTCAGATGAAATGGGTGGAGAATCTAAACCTTCAGATTATATGGCTGAAGTTCAAAAATTCTCAGGTAAGTTAGGTCAAGAATTGAGAGACCAAAAATCTAAAATGGAAAGTGATGATATTAAATACGTACTTAACATGATTATTTCAGCTGTTGATTTAAATAAACTTGAAGATGAGGATATTGAAGAAATAGGTAAGAAATTTGATAGAGAAGCGGAAGAAGATGCCGATTCTAACGTTGAAACTCCTGATGTTCCATCGGATGATGAAGAAGCACCATCAGAACCAACAGGCGATGAAGAATTAGGTGAGACAATGGATAAATTACAAAAATTCTTAAATACGCCAGCAGTACAAGATGAAGAAATTGACCTATCAAAATATGCTGACTTAGGTACTCCAAATGAAGAAGAAATTAAAGAATTAGATTTGGATGAAATTAAAAGTGAAATTAATAAAAGTATTTCTGAAACTTTAGGAAAATATTTCAAGTAAGATGCGTTTAATATATGTTAATGAGATTGGTTCCGATTATAAAGGTCAAAAACAGTACGAATTCATTTTTAGTGAAAGTACTGAAATTGACATGGAAGAATGGTTTGATATACCAGCCTCATCAACAGTAAGTCCTAAATCTCCGGATGTAAAATATATAGACCAAGTTGGTCTTTTACGTGACACCGACGTAGTTTTTGAATTGATACAAAATTCTGACTATTTCGGTGTTATTGATGCTGTAGATGGTATAATCGCTATGGCTTGGGAAAAATCAAACTTCGATATGGAGGATGATAGATTATTTTTCCGTTTTGGTGAATCATACGAAAAGGTAACAGATAAACTAAAATCGAGAGATTTAAAATTAGAAAAACAAGATTTAAAATTTAAAATATCATGACAACAAGAAAAGAATTTGTAAGAAAATTATTATCGGAAGGGTTTAATAGAAGTACCATCATTATGATGAGTGACAATGAACTTAAAACCCTATGTAAAACACTATTTAATGAAAGTGTTATGGTTAAAAAGGGTGGTGCAACCGAAAAAACAGATATTGCAAACGCAATGAAACAAGGTAAAACTATTGAAACTTACGAAGGTAAAGAAGATGTTTGTCCTATTTGTGGAATGAAAGAATGTACATGTAAAGATAAAAAACATGGAAAGAAAACAAAAAACATAAAAGGAAAAAAAGAAAATACGGAATTATCAGAATGGGTGTTATCTTTGGCGGAAAGTAAATTTACAAAATTCACATCTAAAAAAGATATTATGAGTATTATTAATGAAAAGGTAATGACAACATCAAACCCAATGCCGGGTAAAGCTAAAATTGGACACAACGGTGTTCCCGAATTTATGACTTATGATTCGATTGTTGGTAATCAACCATCAACCGCTCCGTCACCAAATCAACCTGAAGTTTTACCTGACGCACCACCAAGAGAAAAACCGAATAAACCTAAAACTCCATATGAACCAGGACCTGGAACAAATCCAAAACCTAAAGCATTATCAGAAAAGAAAAATAAATAATTTAAAATGGAATTTACTAAAAAAATTTTGTTATCTTTACTCAAAGAAAATATTGAAGAGATGGCAATGAGTTTTGACACACCAGATAGACCCGACCAAGGGGTACAAAATAAATTATCGCAAGGTGACACCCCACTTAAAAAAATCCCATTACCAAATGCGGAACAACCAAATAATAACTTTCAGGAACTATTAGCGTCTGAAAGATACAAACAAGTAATCGCAAGAGTTAGGGAATATACCGGTATTAATACACCACTAACAGGGGGTTCTAATATTATGCCATTAGCTCAAATGATGATGACGGCTCACAATCAAATAATCCAAACTGAAAGAGCACATAGAGAACAATTAGAACAATTAGCCGTTGAATTGGTAATGAAAGAAATGGGTATACCAGAAGGAGCGTTACAATTTAACGCTAAAATTGTCGGTATGGGTGAAATTGGGACTAATGATTTCAATAGAGAAATGGAGCAACAACCAAATATTGAGCCTGTTGATATTGAAACAGATTTGATGGATGATTTGGAAAAAATTGATTTGGAAAAAGCCAAAAGAAGATTAATTAATAATATGATACAAGGTGCATCAAAAAAGGGTCACTATATGTATCATTATGTTGCAGATAAAATCGAAGAAATAACTGGTTCAGAGGATTTAATTAACCAATATGGTGTGTTGATGTCAATAAATGATACTCTTTATTGGCAATTAAGTGACGATATGATGAAACAAATGATGGGTGGTGCCGGTGGTGGCGGTTCTGTTGGTGGTAAAGAAGAAGTCGATAGAAACACAAACCCACCAACTATCATTGCAAGAGGTATTAATTTCCCAATATTGGTTCACGAATTAATTAAAGGAACACTTGAATTGTTCGCAATCCAAGGAAGACCAACGGACGAGGAGGGTAACGAATCTGAGAATTGGGGTGAAATTGAGGGTTCTGAAGATACATTAGAAAAAGAAGTATGGGATTTAAGATTAGGACCAGCAATATGGGATAGAATAAGAAACCAATTTCCTGAAAGTATTTTAACTGATGAGAATAAAGCAGAATTACAGAACTATCTTTTAGTTGAAATATTTAAATTACCAGCAAAACAATTTTTAGTTTTCATGAAAGAAGTCGTTTCGGGTTCTGAAAATGGTAAAAGATTGATGAATGAATTAATGTCAGGTGTCGACCAAATGTTTAGAGACCAAGATTATCAAAACGCAATTGCATCATTTAATGACGATTTAAATGATGTTACCGATGATACTGATGATGACGACTTAGATGACTTTTTAAGTCAAATGGGAATTCGAAGAGCGGATGACGATGATGAATAAATTATGAATGAATAAATAGTTAAGGGGGTTTTTACCCCCTTTTTTTATATTTATATATATGAATAGTAAAATAGAGCAATTAAAAGAGTATGCTCGTATTATGAAAGACGCTCCATATGCATTAAAGACATATTTGACGACTTATGATAATACACAAAAGAAATATGTTCCTTTAGAACTTTTTGATGACCAAATTCAACTAATAAAGGACTATGAAACATACAACGAAAATATCACAAGAAAATACAGACAGGCCGGTGTTTCTACCGTAACTGCTGCATGGATATCAAAAAAATTACAAACAGCAAAACATGATGAACCTGAAAGGGTTTTGATTATTGCAAACAAAAGAGATACCGCTATTGAGATGGCTAATAAAGTTAGACATTTCTTAGACCAATGGCCGGATTGGATTAATGTTGGGTTCTCCCCCGATAAAAACTCAGAAAGTAGATTTAGATTAAATAATGGATGTGAGGTTAAAGCCGTTGCAACATCTGCGGATGCGTTACGTGGTTACACCCCAACTATCTTAGTATTTGACGAGGCCGCATACATTGAAGCTGGTGATGATTTTTGGGCGGCATCTATGGCATCCCTATCAACGGGTGGTAAGATTATTCTTATTTCAACACCTAATGGTTATGACCCAATTTATTATGGTGTATATGACCAAGCAATTCGAGGTATGAATGATTTTCATATAACGGATTTAAGGTGGTTTAAAGACCCTCGTTACACTAAAGACCTAAGATGGGTTAAATGTAGTGATATCGTTCATTATATGTTAAATAGAGAACAATACAATGATGATGATGTTGTTCTACATGACTTTGACCTTGAAAAATATGTGGAACTACATGAATTGGGATATAAACCCTTTTCATCATGGTTTGAATCCATGTCTAAAAAATTCAAATATGATAGAAGAAAAATTGCACAAGAATTAGAGTGTGACTTTTTAGGTTCAGGGGATGGTGTTATTCCGGGTGAAATACAGGAAAATATTGCAAAGAATATGATTCGTGTACCAAAAGAAAAATACATGCAGGGTACATTCTGGCATTGGAAAGAACCTGTTCAAGGACATAGATATATTATGGGAGTGGATGTAAGTAGAGGAGATAGTGAGGATTTTTCTTCAATTAATATAGTTGATTTCGATGAAAGAGAACAAGTTGCTGAATATATTGGTAAAATACCACCTGATGATTTAGCATCCGTTGCTTATAAATGGGGAATCCTATATGACGCATTTATTGTAATTGATATCACCGGAGGTATGGGTGTTGCAACATCAAGGAAATTACAAGAATTAAATTACAAGAATCTTTATATTGATGGGGTTAACACTAAAAATATATGGGAATACAATTCAAAAGCCATGGAGAAAATTCCGGGATTGAATTTTAACAATAAAAGAACACAAATCGTTGCAGCATTTGAGGAACAACTTAGAAAAGGTTTCTTAGTAAGGTCAAGTCGTTTATTAAATGAATTGAACACCTTTGTTTATATGAATGGTAGACCCGACCATATGAAAGGAGCTCATGATGACTCAATAATGAGTTTATCTATGGCACTATACGCCGGAGATATGTGTTTTAATCAATTACAAAGAAGTGATTCGGCTAATAAAGCAATGTTAGAATCATGGACAGTTACCGAAAGAACATACGAACCAAACAAATCATTTTATTCATATGGTACCGCTTTTGACCAAATTGGTTCTATGGGTATGGATAATAATCCGGCGTTCCCTCAACAAGGTACGGCAACAAAGGAACAATATAAAGAATATTCATGGTTGTTTGGTAAAAAACGATAATCCTTTATTATGACAATTAAAATACTTATATTCTAAATCAAAACTATTTATATACATGGCTACAACAGATAATAAAACAGTATTTCAGAGACTCACACAAATGTTTGGTTACCCAAATAAGGTGAAACCTGAAGACGCTCCGTCCTATAATTTCAATAAAGACGAAATATTAAAAACAAGTAGTAGAGAAGAATACGAAAAAAGTTTATTACAATTACAACAGTCAAATTATATTGCAGACAAATGGACTAAATTAGACCAATCTCTATATAACCAATCGGTTTATTACGAACCAACAAGAATATCCGCATATTATGATTATGAATCTATGGAGTTTACTCCTGAGATATCTGCCGCACTTGACATTTACGCTGAGGAATCAACAACTTTATCTGAAAAAGGTGAACTTATTACTATATTTTCGGAGTCAACAAGAGTTAAAGAAATTTTAGAAGATTTATTTAAAAATAGATTAGACTTGAATACTAATTTACAGATGTGGACAAGAGGTATGTGTAAGTATGGTGATGATTTTGTTTATTTAAAGATAGACCCAGAAAAGGGTATTGTTGGATGTCAACAATTACCAAATGTTGAGGTTGAAAGACTTGAAGGAAAAGAATCAAAAACACCGGGTCAACAAAGTTCAATGAACCTACCATCACGAGAATTAAGATTTAATTGGAAAAATAAAGATATTGAATTTCAAGCTTGGGAAATCGCTCATTTTAGATTATTGGGTGATGATAGAAAATTACCTTACGGTACATCTATGTTGGATAAGATTAGAAGAATTTGGAAACAATTACTTCTTGCTGAAGATGCGATGTTAATTTATAGAACAACGAGAGCACCCGAAAGACGTGTGTTTAAAGTGTTCGTTGGTAACATGGACGATAAAGATATCGAAGCTTACGTACAACGTGTGGCAAATAAATTTAAAAGAGACCAAGTAGTTGATTCAAGAAATGGACAGGTGGATATGAGATACAATCAGATGGCGGTAGACCAAGATTTCTTTATTCCTGTTCGTGATGCGGCACAAACCAGTCCAATTGAAACATTACCGGGAGCACAGAACTTAGGTGAAATAGCAGATATTGAATATATTCAAAAGAAAATGTTAGCAGCACTTCGTATCCCTAAAGCGTTTTTAGGTTTTGAGGAAGTTGTTGGTGATGGTAAGACTTTAGCATTAATGGATATTCGTTTTGCTAGAACAATTAACCGTATTCAAAAATCGTTAGTTCAAGAATTAAATAAAATTGCATTAATTCACCTTTACCTTCTTGGTTTGGAAGATGAATTAAATAATTTTTCATTGTCGTTAACTAATCCATCGGCTCAATCTGATTTATTAAGAATTGAACAATGGAAAGAAAAAGTACAATTATATAAGGACGCAACATCAGACCAATCTCAAGTTGGTATTCTTCCGGTGTCACATACTTGGGCTAAGAAAAATATCCTTGGTATGAGTGATTCTGAAGTTATGTTAGATTTACAACAACAAAGACTTGAAAGAGCAATTGGATTTGAGTTAACAAATACTCAAAATGTAATTAAGCGTTCTGGTGTATTTGATGATGTGGATAGTAAATACGGTGTACCCGAAAGTGAAAGAACTCAGGGAGGTGAAACACCTGAAGGAGGAGTAATGGGTGGTGATATGGGTGGTGATATGGGTGGAGCACCACCGCCGCCACCATCGGGAGGTGAAGTACCATTGAGTGAAAATGAAACAAAAAAGAACAATATTCTAAGTTTATTGGGTGATGATAATAAATTAAATGATTTATTTGATTACGATAAAGCACAACAGAATATTTATGAAATAGAAAATAAATTAAAAGATATATTAAATCAATAAAAAGATGTCAAACTTCGGTGAAATAAAATCAAAACTGTTAACTAAGTTAACTGAATCTTATAACTCAGGAAATAAAAATGAGTTAAAAGACCTAATTAAAAAATTAAAATCAAACAAAAATTTGGTTGAGATGCATAATTTCTATGAAGAAATGGAAAGTATGTACTTCCCAAATAAAGATGCCGCAAAATTATACGTTGAAACTTTAGAACCTCACTTTATTGAAAAAATGAAAACTCTATCTTCCGATTTAAAGGACATGGGTAAATCATTAAAAGATGTGGTATCAGAGAGTAATGAAGTATATGAATTTTTAGATGTATTGTCAGAAGACAATAATATTCACAATATTTCTAAGAAGATTAATGCAAGAGAAAATTTTATTAAATTTCTAACAACAAAAAAATCTGTTAAGAAAGAAGAAGAACCAACTGTTCAATTTGAAAACCACACTTTATTAAACACAGTATTGGTGGGTAACTTTAATACTAAATTTACAGATTTTTTAAATGACGAGCAAAAAGAAACGTTTACAAAAATTGTTTCAATGACAGAATCGGAATTAGAAACCGAAACGCAAAAAATTAAATCTGAAATTAATCAGAAAATAGAATCTATATTGAAAGAATCTACGGATAGTATAATGGATGAAAAATTAAATAAAGTAAAAGAGGATTTAAACGAATCTGAATTAACCAAATACAATTATTTTAAAATGACCGAACTAAAAAAAGGTCTTATTAGTTAATTAATTCTTGGTCGATTAATTGTTGTTTATAAACCGCTTTTAATTTTTGACTTCTTCTAACAACTGAAGGTTTAGTAAACGATTGACGTTCTCTTAATTTTTCAGTTTGTTTAGTCTTTTGAACCTTGTATTTGTACTTTTTAAGTGCAGATTCAAGGTTTTTTTCTTTGATTACGTCTATTATTATCATATTTTTTTTAAAGATAAGAAAATTATTTTGATTTTCTAAGTTAATTGTGTATATTTTAAATACACCATAAATTATGTAAGTATGAAAACAGCAAATGAAAAAAGGGAAATTTATAACGATTGGTGTCCACAACAATGTTAAATTGGGATACGGTACGGTCGATTTTAAAAATTTAAAAACAATCTATGTCCAATTAAATTCGTGGACACAACCGTTAGAGGAGAGTTGTAACTTTGATAAAATAATTTCAAAGACAAGAAGACAAATAAAAGAAAACATCTATAACTTAAATTCTGAATTTTTTAAACCAGAATCAATAGTTGATTTAGATATAAAAACCAACGGAATAAAATCCGATAAAAGGTCATTTATGGACTTGGAGATAACATTATATGTCACCAAGCAATTTGATATTAGGTCAAACGAAGTAAAAGAAACAATATTAAATCTATCAAAAAATGTAATAGATACCGCTCTTGTTGAGAAAACTTTATTTAATTTCTTCGAAAAGAAGAATTAATTAAGGTTTCGGGGTATTTATTATAAAAAAGTTAGATGAAAGTATTAGGACCTAACGAGACCGGAAAAGGTATTTTAATAGAATACGATGCCGGTTACATATCCCCAAAAGATAATCAAAAGATTATATCCGAGATGAAAGATTTAGATTTCTCTCAGGATTTAATTCTTTTTGCTGTTTTGCAAAAATATAATACCCCAAATAAAAACGGTAGAATTTATCCGGAAGCTATCTTAAAAAGAGAGAATGAAAAATATCAAACTCTTATTAAGAAAGGTAGTGCTCTTAATGAATTAAATCACCCCACATCATCACTTATAGATTTAGATAGAGTCTCACATTCAATCCTTGAAACATGGTGGGATGGTGAAATGTTGATGGGTAAGATAAAACTATTTACATCTCCAGGTTGGAAAAAAATGGGTATTGTCAGTACCAAAGGTGACCAAGCGGCAATGTTATTGATGAATGGTGCTACTCTTGGTATATCATCAAGAGGTGTTGGTTCATTAAAAAATGTCAAAGGACAAAATATCGTACAAGAAGATTACGAGATTGTATGTTTTGATTTGGTTTCATCTCCATCAACCCCCGGAGCCTACATATTTAGTGACTTGAAGGATAGAGAACAATATCAAGAATCTATTCAAGACCAACCTAAAGATATGGATAAAATGAAGAATCTAATGACAAAATTAGACTCATTCCTTAGTAAATAATCATTTTTTTTCAGATTATAACACTATAAAGTGTATTTTTTTCTATTTACCTAATATTTATAATAAAATAAATTTTCAAAATGAACGAAAAATCAATTTTAGAACAAGCGTTACTTCAAGTGCAAACTCTTGAAGAGGCAGTAAAAGCGAATGCAAAAGGTATACTTGCTTCAACCATGAAACAAGAACTAAACGATTTGCTAAAAGAATCAATTGAAGAAGAGGAGAAGGTTGATGAACAACCCGATTCTGATGAAGAGACAACAGACGATTTACCAGTTGCTACTGGAGATGAAGACGGTCTTGATAACGATGAGTCAGATGATTCTGACGATGATACATCGAATGACGAACCAGCTAAAGACATCGATTCTTTGGATTCTGACGAAACCGATTTTGACACCATGAATAACATGGGAGATTTTGGTGATGATTTTTCAGATGACAATAATGAAGATGATGACGTTGTTGATATGTCAAACGCAGGTGATGACGAAGTTTTAAAAGTATTTAAAGCTATGAAACCTGAAGATGGTATCATTGTTAAGAAAGACGGTGACGACATCGAATTTTCAGATGGTGATGACGAATACATCATTAAGTTAGATGATGAAATGGGCGATGAAATGATTGACGAAATGGGTTACGAAATGGGTGATGAAACAATTGACGAAATGGGTAACGAAATGAGTGACGAAGAAATTTCAGAAGAATTTTCAGATGATGATAACGAAGAAGTCGTTTACGAAATCGAACTTGATGAGGATGACTCAAATGATGAAGAAGCTAAAGAGGAAGAAATGGGAGAATCGGCACGTACAATAGGTAACGGTTACCATGCTGGAATCAAAAGCAAAACCAAATACATGGCGGGAAATAAACGTGATGAAATTAACGAAGAAGTTAGTAAACTTAGAAAACAAAACGGAGAATACAAGAAAGCTCTTGTTCTATTCAAAGATAAGTTAAACGAAGTTGCTGTATTCAACGCTAATTTAGCATACGCTACTCGTTTGTTTACGGAATCATCAACAACCAGACAAGAAAAGTTAAATATCCTAAAAAGATTCGATTCAATATCAACCTTGAAAGAATCTAAAAATTTGTATAGTACAATTAAATCCGAATTAGAAACTAAAAAACCAATTTCTGAATCGGTGGTTGATAAAATCACTTCGGCACCAAGTACAAGTTCTACTCAGGTTCTTTCAGAGTCAAAAGCTTACGAAAATCCTCAGTTCAAAAGAATGAAAGATTTGATGTCAAAAATAAAATAATAAACAAAAATTAAAAAAAACAATAAAAAAAATGGGAGCATTATTAGAATCAGGTATGGTTGGTAACATTGGGTTAAAACACCTTAGAGTTATCAAAGAAGATACCATTAGAAAATGGGATGACCTAGGATTCCTAGAGGGTCTTGGAGGACATCAAAAAGATAATATCGCGCAGTTATACGAAAACCAAGCGTCATATTTGATAAACGAAGCGGCTGTAGCAGATGCATCAGGTTCATTTGAAACTGTTGTATTCCCTATCATCAGACGTGTATTCTCTAAATTATTAGCGAATGACATCGTATCAGTACAAGCAATGAACTTACCTATCGGTAAATTGTTCTTCTTCGTACCTAAAATCCAAGAAAGAAAAGCCGATAATTCACACTTCTCTCCTTACGGATACCCAAGTACACAAGCTGACCCAAATAGTGGTTACACAGGTAATAACTTGTACGACCGTTTCTACGAAGAAAGCGATGCTAACGACCAAGGATTGTTCGATTACTCAAAAGGTAAATTCACATCTACATCATTAACACCAGCGGCAATATTCACAGCATTTAGTGCAGGTGTTGCTGGAGCTGACGCTACAATTGCAACAGGTACATCATTAGCAAGTGTTATCGTAAAACTTTCAGGTTTTACTTCAGCTGGTGCTGGTAAATTAAAAGGTATCAATGGTAACGAAATGGATACTGAAGAATTTTTAGCTTCATTAAACATTGCATCTAACCAACTTAGTGGTCATACTTCAAGTTTCGCAACATTACCTTTTCATGTGGTAACACAGAAATACGGTAAAGGACTTGTTGAGTATGGTGTTAAAGCTGGTTCAGCAACTGCACAATACTACGATGTATGTGACCAAGATGGTTTCATCTATGTTGAGGTTGACTTACAAGCTTACAGTCCAACTTCAGGTTTCACAAATTACACAGTAGCTGGTTCTACACTTATTAAGACTGATTTCACTGCATCATATCGTTTATATGATACGTTAGAGTTTGAAGAAGAAATCGGTGAAGTATCTTTCGATTTACAATCAGTAACAGTTTCTGTAACTGAAAGAAAATTAAGAGCTAGCTGGTCTCCTGAATTGGCTCAAGACGTTTCTGCATTCCACAACATCGATGCTGAAGCTGAATTAACAGCTTTATTATCTGAGCAAGTTGCAGCAGAAATTGACCGTGAAATTTTACGTGACTTACGTAAAGGTGCGGCTTGGAAAACTAAATGGGATTACAACGAATGGAAATACGGTGGAACAGGTGGAGCTACATTACAAGGTTACACTCAAAAAGACTGGAACCAAACATTGGTAACTAAAGTTAACCAATTGTCAGCACAAATCCATAAAACTACTTTAAGAGGTGGAGCTAACTGGATTGTTGTTTCTTCTGAAGTTTCTGCAGTATTTGATGACTTGGAGTACTTCCACGTATCATCTGCTAATCCTGAAGCTGATTCATACAACATGGGTATCGAGAAAATCGGTTCATTAGCTGGACGTTATCAAGTTTACCGTGACCCTTATTTACCAGCAGGTAAAATCATCATCGGTCACAAAGGTAAATCATTGTTAGACGCTGGTTATATCTACGCACCATACGTTCCGTTACAATTGACACCTACAATGTATAATCCATTCAACTTTACCCCAATTAAGGGTATTATGACAAGATACGCTAAGAAAATGGTTAACAACCGTTACTTCGGTGTAATTGACGTAAGTGGTTTGGCTACATTTGGTATCGAAACTTTAAGATAATCTTAATCTTAAAATATCTAATAAAAGGGGGGACATTGTCCCCCTTTTTTGTTTTTAAAGGATTTTACATATATTTGTGCCATGGCAAAAACAACTAAAAAGGATATTGACATTATAAATAAATCATCAGAACCTATCGATTATGATAAATTAAGATTAGATGTATTAAAAGGTTTAATAGATGGTAGAGACATCGAATGTAAACAAACAAAAGAAGAAATTGTCAAACATCTTCGTATGGATGACGAGGGTAAATACATACGACCCATTACTTATGAAAAACAACCGGAAAATAAATTTATGGTTGGTATTGATATTAGAGACCACGTACACTTAGTGGAGATGGGAAAATTAGTAGAAAAAGGTCAATCACAAAGAATGGGACTTTACTGTAATAATAGAATTCATTATATTTCAAATCAAAAACTAATATGAAGTGGACAGAATATTTCCTTAACATCGCCGAACAAGTAAAATTAAAATCTAAAGATGAATCCACACAAATTGGTGCGGTAATAGTTGGTAATGATAATGAAATATTATCTACCGGGTATAATTCGTTTCCAAGAGGACTAAACGATAAAAAACCTGAACGTCAGGAAAGACCAGAAAAGTATTTTTGGTTTGAACATGCGGAACGTAACGCTATTTATAATGCCGCAAGGGTAGGTACTCCTTTGGTTAACTCAACAATATATTTAACATCAGGACTTCCTTGTTGTGATTGTGCAAGAGGTATAATCAATGCGGGTATTAAAACTGTTTATTGTAAAAGAGAATGTACAACTAAAAATAAGGAATTGTGGGAAGAATCCCAAAAAAGAAGTTTAAGTATGTTGGGTGAGTGTGGTATTGATATAATTTACTACTAATTACCAAGTTCTACAAGCCCAATAACGAGGTTTCCAACGTGGACCCGGACTATCACAATTCATACGAGCCCTAAATGATTTACGTCTTTTAGGGTTATTTTTTTTAATAACCATTCTTTTACCTTTAGCTGATTTACCACCAAAACCAAAATTCACTTTAACTACTTTACCTTTATCGTTTTTAACGTACACTTTGAATTTCTTAATGTCTCCTTGCATGATTTTACCGAGTTGAACTTTACGTCCTTGGTATTCCGCCTCATTTAACATATCACCAACGGTATAGTTAGTATTTTCAATTGGTCCATATTCGTTTTCCATTATGAATGATAAATCGTCATCTGAAAGTTCTAAATCACCGTTCATATATAAATCACGAGACTCCTCAAGTAAGTTATTAAAACTTTCTGAACCTATTTTGTATACATTTTCAATTAATGGTTTTTTGGTTACGATATGGTATTTTAAACCTTCACTAATATCGATTTTAGACTCATTAAGAGACGTTAGTCTTGGGTACGATACTTCTACCGTCTCGTTCATATTAAGAGATATATTTTGTGGTTCTTTGTTCATATTGTCAACTTTATTATAATATTCATTGTATGCATTCATTATTTGATTATGTAAATCGGATAAATCATGTCTTTTCATTAACATTTTGAACCATTTCATTGAATGCTCTTCGTTTAAATCGGTATAAACTAAACCAGATTCATTACTTTCATTTCCCTTTGCTCTATATAACCCAAATTTACCTGAATTAAGTTTATTTTGGTATTCGGGATTTTTAATTATGAGGTAAACTAAAACGCCAGATATGATGTGGTCAAAAAAGTCATCATCGTCATCTCTTTTTGTTGTACACCATTTTGTGTTTGACCCATACTTACAAGATGCATTGTGTGTTAATGGTGCAACTAATAAAAAATCTTCAGTATTTAAAATTTTACTATACTCACTTGGTGATACTTTGAATGATTCATTTATAGATTCGTCATATCTTGTAAATGTTGGTTTATTACCTTTACCGGGTTTGGGGTCTTTCTTTTCCGCTCTTCTTTTTTGTGCGGTCATTGATTTTTTTTCTTTTTTACTGTACGAGGAAACGGTTTTAGGTGTTTCTTTAGAAACTTTTTTTTGTGGTCTACATTTTGGATAACCTTTTCTACCTTTCTCACCGTCAGCGGATTTTCTACCACAAGGGGGGTGTTTACCATCAATTTTTTTTGATACGTCAACCCATTTTTCTTTAAACCATCTAGCAAGGTCTTCAGTTATCACTTCACCACTTTCTATTGATTCCTTAACGTATAATAAATCTTCCTTACTAATGTGTATTTCATTTATATATTTGTCACTATTATCTTCTCCACATTTATGGCACACGTATGGGTCTTTACCTCCTTTAGATAAATTCCACTTATGTGGACAATGTTGACATTTGATTACTTTTTCCATTATTTTTTACCCGAGCAATAAGAGCCCGAACATTTTTTCTTTCCGTCCAATCCTTTTATTTTTCCTTTACATACTTGAACCGCATAACCATTTGCATAAGCCGAAGGGTAAACTTTAAATTTAGATTTCGCCGCGGAAATTCCACGAGAACAAAGTTTATTTGATTTTGATTCATTAATTGATTCTTTGGTTGTATTCATTAAAAAATCAAACACTTGGTCCATATTTTCTTTGGCCACAGTAACATGGTCGTCAGCCCAATCATGACCATCTTTTAAAATTGATTCCACGACCGATGGGTCTAGTTCTAACAATACTTCACATTGTCTATGTATTTGTTTTAAATTACTAAAAAACATATAGTTTTCGGTCATTTGTTCTTCTTTCAAAGAACTAAGGTGTTTTTTAATAACACTATCTAAATTTTTCATAATTATAAATATCTTACCTTTTTAAATACTAATTGAGTCTATCCCAAGGAAAGGTATCATTTTCCTCTTCTTTTATTTCTTTTATTGCTCTATAGAAAATATAACCAACGAATAAGACCATTTCAATTCCTATCGTCCATAATACATATTTCATGTTTTTTTTTAAAACCAATTTTTTGGATTCCATTTGGATTTTTTAGCTTCTCGACCAATTCTATCAAGTTCATCTTGTGCTGCTCTTGCTTGTCTGTCGAGTTCATCTTGTGCCGCTCTCGCTTGCCTATTAAGTTCGTCTTGTGCTGCTCTTGCTTGTCTTTCTAATTCTTCTTGTGCAATTCTTGCTAATCTTTCAGTTTCCTCTTGTGCTAATTTTGTTTGTCTGTCAAGTTCTTCTTGTGCTAATTTTGCAAGTCTTTCAGATTCCTCTTGAGCCAATCTAGCTTGTCTTTCTAATTCTTCCTGAGCCACTCTTGTTTGTCTATCAAGTTCTTCTTGAGCCAATCTAGCAAGTCTTTCAGTTTCCTCTTGTGCTAATTTTGCAAGTCTTTCAGTTTCTTTTTGTGATTCCTCCGCCGCTTCTTTTGATAATCTTTCAGATTCTTCAAATGCCTCTTTTGCTAATCTTTCCGCTTCTCCGTTTGCAATTGATTCACCTAAATCAATAACTGGATTTAAGTTTACATCAACATCAACGTCAGCTTCAACACCAACTAATACCGCTAATTCTCCTGAAATACCGACACTTACAGTACCATCATCATAAGTTGCATGTCCTTCACCTTCAACACCCACTTGTACACCCACACTTACACCAACTTCACCACTAACTTCATTTCCATTAACACCGGCACTTCCACCCGCTTCAACACCCGCACCAGCACCCGCCATAGCACCACCAGAAACAGATGCTCCATGTTCTCCAACAGATACTTCCGCTTCAACACCTGCGTGAGCCTCAGCATACGCACCAGCATGACCTTCAGCATTACCTTCAATCGTTATTTCACCAATTGGTGTGTCGATACCAACTTCACCATTAACTTCTCCACTCGCTTCAATTTCAACTCTTGCTTCAACACTTGCACCAACCTCAACTTTTGCATCAGAACCATCCCATCCGGCTTCTGTATGTGCTTCGGCGGTAACCTCAGCACTTGCATGTGCTTCCGTATGTACATCCACTTCAGCCCCAACACTAATACCCCCACCTAAATCTTGATTTGCATGAGCCTCAGCATTCGCTTCAACACTCACTTCAACACTTACACTTGCATCAATTGATGCGTGTACCATTGTTCCATCAATACCGGCTTCAGCATTAATTTCAGACTCAGAGTTAATGTCATATGAAGCGTCGGCACTTGCACCTACTTCTTCATTACCTATTTGAGTTGATATCTCATCATTTAATTCAACCGAAATTTCGGCACCTGTTTTTACTTCTTCGTTTTCCATAGTTTATTTTATTTGGTTTTTAATTTATTTATTGCATCTTCAATGTATTTGTCTCTTTGGTCTTGAAGATATTTTATTCTTTCTAATAGGATTGTTTTATCCTCCTTGGTTGTTGTTACAATATAAGATTCTTTTTCTTCATATAATTTTTGCCAGTATGCAACCCTTTCTTCCATCATTCTACCTTGATACCAAATAACACCAACCATAATTAAAATGGTAAAAGATTGCTCTTTTAATTTACTAAAAAAAACATCCATAAATCCATTTTGATTTTCGTTTGACATATTATTTATTTTTCTGATAAAATTTCAAATTTTACATATTCGTCATAGAATATTTCTTCGGTGTATGTTTTAGCCTTAAATTCCATGAAATATTCTCTTGGGATTAAATAAGACGTATCTAAGAAGAATGAGTTTTCGTTTGTTACATCAGTTTTTGTCCAATCATAAACAATCACATTGGTTTTACCTTCTTTAACGAATATTCTATATGAAACCTCATCAAATAATTCAGTTCTTGGTTGTTCTATTGATTTTAGATTTAAAACTATTTTTTTAAGTTCACCTCTAATAATCTTTTCATTTTGTTTTATCCCTGAGAACTGCATTATATATTTTTGAGTTTTAGTGGGGTTTGACCCGATTGTATAGTTTGCAGTATATGGTTTGGGTACAAATTTTTGGATAACGTCTGAGATATCTATATTGTCAATTGTTAAACCCTTCCATTTATCATAAAAGAATCTTTTACCGTCACATAATACGCCAGTAATACCAAAACTAACTTTATAAACTCCCTTTCTTATTTTTGTTGTTGTTAGTCCGGTTAATCCTGTTATTGGTGTTTGTAAAGAATCTAGAATATCTACAGTTGGTAAATCGTCCAAGTCGTAATAATTTGTTCCTTTGGTAACATATAGGTAGAGATTATTTTGTCTTTCCCCTATAAAACTTTCTCTATTATCGTATATTCTATCATCAAATATTGTCTCAACAAACGGTTCAAAAAATGTCTGTGTGTACTTTGAGAAAAACGAAACCGCTTGGTCGTTATCTGGACTCATGGTTAAGTACGGGTAATCGAAAGAAATACCTAAACCATAATCGGTGTTTCCTGATAAAACAATACCATTAACATAATTTGTAATGTCCAAATTAATGTTTTCATTACCGTTATCAAAAGGAATAGTACCAACAACTGTAGTACCCGAATAGATACCCTCTGTTGTCCACCCACTAATCGATGTTCTATTGAACCAATTTGACGCATCCGTATTGTAGGTTTTATTACCTGTAATGTCGTTATTACTATATTCATAATCAAATCCAACACCTTCATCCCAATATTCGGGAATTTCAAAAACTATTAAATCAAAAGATGATGCACGATTTTTACCTGAACCGGTACTTTGTCCGATTAATTTACTGTCACCAATGACAGTATTACTCATTTTTAGGTAATGTTTTGTATCGGGACCAACAACAAGGTCACCATTATCGATTTTATCTTGTAAGTTGGTAAAATCAACTTTGAAGATAAATTTAGAATACAAAGAACCGTAAAAAATCTCCGTAGTGGGGTTTTTAGCCGTATTTACATATGATTTTTTAAGTACTGTATTGTTTTTTTCAAAATATGAACGGAAGTATGACATTCTTTTTTATTAATAAATATCGAATTAGTTAGTTCTAATCGATTTATTTAATAAGTCATTTTCTAATTTGTTAAATAATTCCTGCATTATGTTATGAGCATCGTAATCACCACGAGCGTATGGTTTGTTTATATTGTGAACATGACTAGTTAAGACATTGTACATCGCTCTTAAAAATTCCAATAAAACCTCACCTCTAACTAATGCATATGTATTTGGGTCTATTTTGTTTAGGTAATCTTCTTGGGTATATTCATACGAATCTAACTTTGTAAAATCTATAGGTACTCCCGTGAAATTTGTATCCATGGATAAAAGATACAATCTATCACCCACTAAACTACCAAATGTTTGTTCTCGTGTTCCTGTGTCTGTTTTTAATTTTGTAATTTCGTCTGTAACAGTATTACTTGGGGCACTAAATTGTGTTTGAGACCAAACTAAACCCGATTCTATTGGACCAATTCCACTTAATTTAACACCACTTAAAATACTTTGTTTTCTTGTTTTCTCAGTATTGTTCGATGTAACTCTATTTCTAAATTCAGAAGTCGGTCTAAAAAAGAATGGGTATATGTCCTTCAAGTCGTTTTCTGGATTAGAAAATTTTTGTTCAACCTTAATTGGCATGATATCTTTTAATCCTTTTGATTGAATTTCCAATAATTTTGTTGTTATTTCAGAACGAATATCGCTTATCTTTTCAGAAATTGATGAGGATGTGAAATCAGTTATTTGGGTTAAATCTTTACTAAATGTTGGAGTTGTTGTTGTGTCGTCAATATTTAAAAGACTTGTTGTACCTAAAGGTATTACCGTAAACTCAGTAAATGAATTTGATTTTAAAAGATATTCATATTGAGTTGTGACCTGTCTTACATAAAAATTAACCGTGGTTGGGTTATTAATACTATCAACACTATATTCTATAATAAATTTGAGATTTGCGTTCTCAAATACCTCTCTATTGGTCTTTTCGTTTTTTGGAACTTTTTTCTGTGGAAATTTTTTAAGTTGGAGTTTTGCCACTTTTTGGCTCACAACTGGAAAATCAGCTATTTTCTTTCTTTCTTGTTGGTTTGCACTTTCTTTAGTTAATAATTTTCCGCCTCTTAGAACTACACCATTATCGGTAAAAATAACATCAGAACCATATTTTCCATCAATACCAAAATGTTTGTTTTTTGCAAACGCACTTTTAGAATCAGGAGGTAATTCACCATCTTTATTTAATATATCCTTTTTTTGTTTTGTTGCCTGACCGTATGTTGTTGATGAAATTTGTTGTGAAAATGTTTGAGATTGAAAATCATAATTTGTACTAAAGGGGCCGGCAATGTATTCAGCGTTTACTGTTGTTTTTTCAGTATTATATCTTATAATTCTAACCGCTTGATTTATTTCAGGCACATGATTAATATTGGTTGGTAGAAACGGTCCCGCAACAAACGGGTCGTTATCGTCCCAATCCTCATATTTTCTATGACTTTCCTTAGCACCAACATCACCGGGATAATTAATATACCTAATTCTATTTAACCCTTTTGGGTCATTATTATTAATACATATGGCTAATTTAATTAATTGCATTATACTTTCCTTTTTTCAATTTCCTTAGTTACCTTTATGTAAATTTCCTCAATTGCATCCATATGTTTTGTTAAATCGAGTGCAATTTTTTTTGCGTTCTCAAATTCTTGAAATAATAGAACTTCAACGTCTAATAAATCTTTATTTGATTTATTTTCTATGTCACTAATAATACTTAAAAATTTATCTTTTTCCATATTAAAAACTTTTACCCACAATATTAAGCATTCCCGGAGGAATTACTATTGGCCCGCCTGCATTTCCTGATATAATTGGTAGAGAATTTGTTGTTTTAATAAATGAATTTGTATCGTGTTCTTCGGTATGTCCATCAATAACAGATTTAACCAAATTACCAATATCGTTTGATTCTCCGTATAAAGGTCCTGTGGGTATTCCCGACGCTTCCAATCTTTCCATAATATTCATATATGCCCTGTCTTGACTAAATCCAGGTAATCCCTCTGATAATGTTAACAAAATAGAAGGTACATTCATTGGTACTTTCATTGATAACGACGAATTTAAAGTATTTAAAACTGTTTGAAACAATTCATAACAGTTATCAATACTCCCTTCCAATATCTTTTTAAGTAATGAAATTAATGCGGTAATAATTGTAAGGTATCTTTTGTATTTATTTTTTATTATTTGTTGTACTAATCTAGAAACGAACGCCAGTAAATCACTTTTTACTAATTTCCAAAATTCTCTAATGAATAACCAAAATAATTCTTTTACTGTTTTAGTTATTGCTTTATAAAATTTCTTTGCTAATTCTTTTATATCAATAGTACCGATAATTGATTTAAACATTTTATATAAAATAACTAACGGTAAAAACAGTTTACCCGATAATATTGTTATCATTAATGCTTTTGGTAAACTTAAAATAAAATTATTTAAAAGATTATTTAAAAAATCAAGAAGTGACAATCCGGTATCAGATTGTTGTGAGGCATCTAATGCTACTTTATTTAAAATTTCATCAACAGCAAGTTTCGGGTTTTTGTTTTTTGTTAAATAAATAAAATCCTCAATGTGTATAGTGTCGGTTGGTATCTCAAAATTGTAACAATCTTTAAATCTTAAAACTCTACGATATCTTGCATCTTCATCATCTAAATCAATACCTTCCACATCGTCAAAATCAAAATAAAATTCAATATCTTCGTCTGTTTCATCAAACATATCAATAGCATTTACTTGATTTGTATTTTGAGGTGCGTTACAAATTGCCATTAATTTTTTAAGTAATCTCATTAGTTTATCTAATGAAAGATTAAACTTCTTTGAATCTCCACATTGTGACCCACCTTGTATTGTGAGTAGCATTGCGGTTTTAATAACATGATTTATGTCTGGAAATTCCATTGAAGAATAATAATCAGATATAAAATCTTGAACTTTTGTAACTCCGGGTAACCCTTGTGTTAGTCCCGTTATGTTAAATCTTTGATTTCCGGTATCCCATGTTGCAGTAAACAAATCTTTACCATTATTTGAAGTAAACGTGTATGGTGTTCCAGCAAAAGCATTATAAAGATTTCTATTAACTTTTTCTTTGTTAATATCGGGTTTTTTGGGTTCGTATATTATCTTACCGCAACTACTTTCTGGGTCAATTGTTAGTGAGTCTAATAAATCAAACTCTTCTGGTCTCAATGTCATTGTGTCACCCGAAAAAACAGATTCAGTTCCACAAATACCTTCACCCATAAAAAGGGATTCGGATATATTTTTAACTGCAATTTCTTTCGCCGATTTCAATGTGGTTTCCATTGCGGTTATTGCGTGTTTCTTAATCTTTTGTTTTGGACTGTTATCGGATTGTTTTATATTGTTTTTAGAATTTTTTTCCGACCCCATAAATTGGTCAACAATATCGAGCATATCGGAAAAAATATCTTTTGAATTTTGTTTCTTTTTGTTTATCCTCTTGTTAAGAGCATCAATTTTTTTACCAACAATGCTGTTTATGTCAGGTACATTATTGAGGTATTTATCTGAAACATCATCAAAACTTTCTTGAGGTTTATCATTAATTTTTTTAATAGCCTCAATTTTGGATTGTAACCTTCTTTTAGTTTTTTTTAAATTCGCCATTAGACTTTATATATACCTTTTTTTGATTCCACATCGGGTTCATCCATTAGTTTTGCTAATATACTCCTATCCTCATCTGTTAATTGAAGTTTACCACCTGAATTACTGTTTCCAGTTCCTTGGGTTTGTTTTAATAAGGCGTTTTGAAGTTTAACTAATGATATTTTCTTTTCAGTACAATCATTTAGAATTTTTTGTTGTTCTTTAATGACAGGTCCAATAACACTCATATCCTCAGCGTCCTTCATAAAGGTCAACATTTTCTTGGTAATCATAGATGCGGTATTTTTTTGTTCTACAATGTCATTGTAGATTTCCTGCATCAATGCTAACGCTGAATCTGTATCGAGTGATATTAAGTTTTTTCTTTCTCTCATATCTATAAATAGGTATATTTTTAATTTATGAACCCTACCATGATACTTTCATAAACTTTTTTGAATTTTTTCAACGATATTCTTATTTCTTTAGTTGATAACGCTGTCATTTCACGTAAAGACAATAGAATCAGGTTCTTATTGAATTTGTTACCATCTCCAACTTGAAATATTTTTTCAAAATTACTGAAGACTTCAATTAATGCATATCCTAGTTTTTGTTCATTTTCGGTTAATTCATTTTTTTCCATGAATTCTTCCATTTGCATTATGAATTTGATAATAACATCTTTATAATCAACATGAACTTCGTCAATAATATATGAATGTTCCAAACTTTCCTCTAAGTCTGAGGAAATATCATCATACGAAACACTTCTATTTGTTTCTTTAGTATCCTTCTGGATTGCTCCCATTAGATAATTTTTACAAATTGTACCAAAATATGAATATGCTTTAGTATTTTTTGTATGGTCAAACTTACTAATTTTAGTCATTAAAAATGACATAGTATCAGTATGGACTTCGTTAAAATCAAAATCCTTCCTGTAAAGTTTGTAACGTCGAATTATACTTTCGACCATTATTATGAGAGGTTCTCTTAAATATTCATTGAATATCTTATTCTTTTCTGTTTCGGATTCGGATTCTAAGTATCGTACAACCGCTTGTTCTTGTTCCTCCCCAAAATAAATTTTTTGGGTTCTCTTACGCGGCATGTTTTAGTTCTCTACATAGTTTATGTCTCTTTTATTTTTGAAGAAAAATTCTTTTTTTGCTGTTTCTAACCAAAATTTAACCTCATCAGGTGACATCTTGGTTTTCTCTGAGTTTTTATATGACCAAAACAAAGAGTCTTCTCTGAAATTAACATGTTGATACCCAATTTTAGGTACAGTCATAATAGTGACATTATTATGTGTTAATCTAAGTAAAAATTCATATCCAAATGTTAATTTGATATTTTCTTTTAGTGAGCCATATTCCTTAATTGTTGATGTTTTATATAAACCACCACTAATTTGAAAATTTTGATATTCTAAAAGTGCTTCATTATCTAATAATCCTTGTTTCTCGGTGAACCCATAAGCCCATGTAGCTTCGTTTGTAAAACTTAAAAACTTACCCTCAACATTGATGTCTCTAACAATTGGTAAGAAAACGTCAACATTTGGGTTTTCATTTTTATGTGTGTTTATTGAGTTTAACCATCCTTTCTTATACTCATCGTCAACCTCTAATATTGAGAACCATTCAGTATCGCAATTTTCGATACCTAAGTTAACTTGACTACAGAAGTCAGTTAAAGATTCGTTAGGGATGATTTTATACTCCAATTTATCAGTTTCAATTTGTATATCTGATGAAATTTGTTTTGGTGCAACTACTATTAATTTAACGTCATTATAAAATTCTTCAACAGATGATACTGCGTTTTTGAACATCATTTTATAATCTTCATCCCATAAATGGATTGGTAATATTACTGTTATGTTTTTCATTATATTTGTTCTTCTTGTTTAACTTTTTCTAAAGCCTTTTGAATTGCTTCAATACGTTTATTTTTAAATGAATTAAAGATATTCACTATGTTTGTTTTAGTGATTTCACTATCATAAGGTAATAGTGTGTCTTTCATTTTTTGTTTAACCTCATCGGTTAACTCAATACCATCTAACCAAGCTAAAACATATGTTCCAAGTATTTCAACTATTTTAGATTCGTCATATGTCCACATTCCATTTTCAGTTAACCAATCTGGTTCATTCTTTGGAATTTTACCAATAACGGGAACATTACATTTAATTGATTCCAATGGGAATGTTCCAAATGTTGAATCATCATCAATCCAAATAGATACCATACATTCTTTTAGATTTGTTGCAAACTCATCATATGACATTTGAACCATATCTCTAAACGTAATCCATCTTAAATGTGGGTTTCTAATATAAAACTCAGAAATTATTTTTTTATTTATTGACCTATCTTTACATGAAATCGCAACAATTGGTTTTTGTGATTTTTCGGATGGTGAAAATTGTTCACCAATCATAGGTGGGATAATATGTACCAATGTTTCATTGAATAATTCATTGACATATTTTTTAGATGTTTCTGTGGTTGTGATTACTCTATCAAAACCAAAATCCGACCATCTACTACCAATTGGTAAGGTTTCAAAGATATATTCTTTTTGTTGTACCAACATTACTTTTACACATCTAATGTTAGCTAAGTTTTCTAATACATTTGAATAATACTCAGGTACAACAATAACGTCCTCAATTTTTATCTCAACTCTATCGTCTTTAATCGTGACAACTTCTAAGGAGTCGTATTTGTCACCCAACCAACCTGAGACACCACCATATGTTTTATCTTCCACCAATAACTTGGTTTGGAATCCTGATTCTTTTAATGTTAATGCCATATCATAGATATGTTTAACAGATGCTCTAGCATTGTTACGAGTATCGTATACCAAAAAGTAAATTACATTTTTGTTCGTATTTAAATTACTTAATGCCGTTTCTAGCTTTTCTATGTTTTCGTTGTTTTTATTCATCATCTTCGATTAATATTTCATATTTTATTAGTGTATTGAATGCAATTTTAAAAGATATTGATAATCCTTCTTCCGCTAATGGTCCTAATTCCTCATCAACCTCTTCATATTCGTTTAGAACTCTTTCTAAACAAACTTTTATTATTTCATATTTAAAAATGTTTATTTCTAAACTTTTAGTTCCGTCTTCGTTTTCAAGGGTATCCCCTGTCTGACATTTTTTGGTAATTCCATCTACATCTATGTAGTAGCTTTTTCCGAACAATTCAACCATGTTTTTTCTATTTCAGATAATTTATTTATTTCTAAAGTATTTGTAAAGTGCTTATTGTAAAAGGTGTTAAATTTAATGACCGATTTATCTTTTGGACACGACTCAACAACTCTTTTATCATCGGTAACCCATAGGTCACATTTTGACCATAATTCATCAATATTTTCGGGCGATGAAAATTTTATGGTATCACAGATAACACCATTCCTAGAAAGGAAAAAAAGACTTGAGGGTTTAGCTTTACCTTTTTCATTTAAACCAATTAGAGTGAAATTAATATCTTTGTTTTCAAAAACTAAAGTATTAAAATCTGTTACAGCCTGACTATAACTTAAACCGGCGTGACCAAAAATCTCTATTGGAAAATCAAAATATAAAAATTTAAGGTATTCATCCATAGATTGGAATTTATATGTTTCCATAATATCCTCAATCTTAGCGATTCCGTCTATCCCATACTCGAAAGTTTCTAGAGCGTCAGGTTCAGTATTTAAAAAATAATCCTTATAGTGATAATCAAATTTTTGTAGTGTATTTCTTAGTACACCATCAATGTTTACGAATATTTCCATAATAGAAATATAAAATTAAAAATATTATAAGTAAAGACTTAATCGTATCTCTTTAGAATTTCTCCAATGATTGGGTTTCTTACAATATCTTTATTATCAAATTCGAATACCCCAACATTACGTAAATCTTGAAGCTTCATTTTTGCATCATAAAGACCTGTTTTTGTTTTATCTTTAAATTTATCAGATTGTTCCAAATCCCCCGATATAAAAAATTTAGAATTAAACCCGATTCTTGTTAGTAACAATTTCATTTGTGACGGGGTCGTATTTTGAGCTTCTTCAAACACAAGAATTGTATTATCAACATTCCATCCTCTCATATAAGCTAATGCCGCAATTTCAATGAATTCTTCTTCTTTTAACTTCTCTCTCGCCTCTTTACCGATTATTTTATTTAAAAGATAATATGAAGGGTAGATATATGGGTCTAATTTCTCCTCAATACCACCGGGTAATGAACCTAATTTCTCCTCCGCTTCAACTGCGGGTCTAACGATAATTATTTTTTCATATTTATTCGTATCATCCCACAATAAATCTACCGCTTTCTTCATTGCGATATATGATTTACCTACACCAGCTGGCCCGAAACAAAGAGTGATTTCATTTTCACCTAATATTTTCCAATATTGTTCTTGGTTCTTTGTAAGAAATTTTTCTTTAGGTTGTTTAATGATTTCTCTGATTCTTTCTTTTTTAGATGTTTTTCTATCCACTAAAGGAGTTACAACATTTTTTTTATTTTTAGGTCTCGATGATTTTTGTTCCATTATTTTTTTTCTTGTTTTATTGTTGGTTTCCTTTTAGTTATTATAGTTTTTTATTTTCCGGTTGAACCAAATCCCCCATCTCCTCTATCTGTTGATGATAATTCATTAACTTCAACAAATTTTATTTTAGGATATGGTATGATGATTATTTGAGCACCTCTCTCACCAACTTTATATTTTATCGAATCTAAACCTTGTGTTTTTTTGAATGTTGCTTGTATTTCACCTCGATATCCACTATCGATTACACCAACGCAATTTGATAGATTTAAATCCATATTACGTACAGATGAACGAGGGAACACTAACCCAACATAACCCATTGGGATTTCCATTGCAATACCAAATCCATATGTAACATCAAATGTTGTGTTGGATATTACTGAAGTGATTGTTAAGTCCATACCAGCATCCCCGTCTTTTGAATAAGTCGGAGTAACTGCATCACTATGTAATTTTTTAATTCTTACATCAATTTGATTGCTGAATTTATTAACTTCTTTCTCCACTTCACCACCTAATATTGATAAAAGGTTATCTAATTCACTAAACATCCCTAAATCAACCCCTTCTTCTGAATCCGATTCGGAAAGTCCTTTTTCAAATTCTTTTAGTTTTTCAATGTAGTCTTTAATTTCGTTTTTGTCCATTTTTTTCTTCTAAAATTGCTAACTCAAATCCGAGTTTTATTACATTTGATAAATTTGAAGAATGGTATTTTACCATTTTATCATCAGATTCTTTATCAGTATTTAAAACGGTTTGGAATTCTTCTTCATTAAGTTCCACACCATTCTTAGTTGCATAATGTACTGACCTTTCACCTACCCTTAATGACACCAAATCATTGCAGAACTCATACATTTTTCCTAATGTTTTTCTCTGCCATTCATTTTGATTCGGACAAAAAAGAAACACCTTACCAATTTGAGATAAAAAGACACATTTAAGAATTGTTGGTACTTCTTCTCTCATATTTTCAGGTAACAACTCATTAATTTTAATTGCGTACTTACACGCTTTTAATGAGGTATTCAATAGACCACCCGGATAGCAACCATACATATCTATTGTTGTTGTTGCTGGTGCAGTATAAAAATCGTCACCTAAGAAATTTTCAAGTTCCTTTGTAAAAATTTTATACTTGGAATTTGTTTCTAAGAACTTTTTTTTATTAGATTCTAATTGTTCTACGGTTATCATAGTTATTTGGTTTTATAGTAGTCCGGTGTGTTTTTTGGGTCAATAATACATTCAATCGGCATCTTTACGATTGATAAACTTTCACTACCTCTCATATCACCTGCTCGGTATTTTGATGTAATGATTGTTGCTTCCTCTACGGTTTCAGCTTCAACGATGTACTTAACTTTTTGTAATCTTGGATTACCATTTCTGTCTAATTGTTCGGTTTCATAACCTACTGTTACTAAATAATGCATAAATTTTGATTTTTTTTTTAAATTATTGATTTGAAAAATTGTGTTCTATTTTCTGATACTGTTACTAATGAATACTTGTCTTTTACTGTTTCATATAAACGATTACCAAGGTCTTCAATCATATTTGGATTGTCAACTAATCTTTTCATATGTTGAGCCCATTGTTTGTGGTTTTTATTTGGTGACACCAATAGTGCATTACCCTTATCGTTAAACTTACCTTCATTATATGCTGAAGTTAAATCTATTGTGTATGGTAATGTTTCACTTGCAATGATTGGTTTTTTGTGAAAACCAGCTTCAATTATTTTTAATTGTGATTTATTTCCATTGAACTCACTTGGATGTAACGGTGCCAAAGATACGTCAAATAAATTATAATTCGATGCGTATTTTCCAACAGGTTGTGTCCATACTCTCACATATTTTTTATTGGATGCATCAAAACTCGATTCTGTAAAGTTATGTAAATTTAATCTATATAAATCATCTACCGATTTATAATTGTCGGTGAATATTTGTTCGTATTTGTACCAAACAGTTTCCATTGGTTTAATCGGTCTAACCCTTCTTTCTTTGGTTTCCTGATTAATTTCAGTAACATTACCTCTTAAATCAAATCCACACAATACAAATTGTACATTGTCATAATTTGAGTTCATTACTGAAATACCACTTTTTAGTAATTCAATATCGTGTAAATGGGTTGAACCACCTAACCATCCAAATCTTATTTTGTCCGACTTAGTTGGTTTTGGTTGGAATTGAGATTCATTAGGATTTACTGCGTTTGGAAAAACAAGAACGTTTTTAATACCCGCTTTTGTTTTAATTGTGTTGGCAAAATGTTCTGTGGTACACGTAACATAATCGGAAGACCTCATTAACTCAACCTTTTTACGAGGTAATTCATTATCCTTGATTTGTTGATACAATGGATGTCTTTGGTCTGCCGCCCAATAATCATCAATATCCATGATGACTTTAATCCCTTGAGATTTTAGTTTTTTAATTCTTTCGATATTATCTTCGTGACTGGATTGGTGAATAAAACTGTGGAAAACTACAATATCGTAGTTTTTAAAGAACTCATCGTTTTGTTCGACATTTGTAATTATATCTACATGGAATTCATCCGAGTAATTATCCCCGATGTATTTAAACGGGTCTAAGATTCTGTACTTTCCAACACCATAGGTATCGGGAGGAATTGCTAATATTCTAATTTTTGACATCAAATTATATTTGTATGTCTAAATAATAAGAAAAAAAAATGAGAAATCAAACTTTACTTGGATTTATTTACTCCAGTAATTTTACCTTTGAATATAGAATCCCCTACTTTTAGTACTAAATTTTCATTAATTGATAGTGTTTGTTGTGCCGTAAGTATCTGATTTAACTTAGCGTCAAGAATTTCAGTTACCGTTTTTCTTACAATATTCTCAATAATTGGAACCAAATCACTACTATTGTATGACGGTGAACTACTTTGTTGTTTGTTTGTTGATTTTTTTGTTGAAACACCCTCACTCTCCATTAGTCTTTTTGTTTTTTCAACAAAATTTATATCTAACGAATCCGTTAAACTAATTTGTGGAATTGGGTTATCAATCATTGCCTTTTTAATTGCGTCAGGTAATTTAGACTCCATTATTCTACTAACATTAGTTTGTTGAGGTTGTGATGACCTAGATTGAGGTTGTTGATTATATTGTGCAGATAATTCTTCTGGGTCAGCTCTTAATACTGATTCATCCACATTTCCTCTTTCGAAACTACCCGTTTCTACTTTATTCATGACTTTCTTGGCCTGTACCAATTTCATCATTAAGTCATTTTGTGATATTACTCCTTGTCCTGTTTCCATGATATTTTTTATATATAATAAGTATTTTTAAAAGAAAATTAAAGTCTTCATCCTTTTTATCGATTCCTGTAATGGGGTTTCGTTATTTTCAATGTCGGTTTTTGGTTGTGGTTCAGTATTACCAACTTTTACATTGTCATTCCTTAACAATCTAAACAGTTCGGTCTCTGAGTCTTTTTCCAATTTTCTTCTAGTTCCTTCTCCCGGTTTTATATTACCACCAACTTCAGACTGTGATTTAACCCAATCATCTAATTTTTTCTTATAAAGTGTATCAATACCTAATTTAACATTTTCAGGTGATATTTCTTTATTGTTGTTTATGTTAGTTATTTTGTTTTTTAAATCATTGTAAACCTCAACGTCCCTTTTAACTTCCGGTTGAGGTAAAGGTGAAGGTTTTTCTTTTGGTTTAGGTTGCGGTAATTCTGTTTTAGGTTTTTCGGGTTCTTTTGTAGGTGTGACGGTCGGTTTTGGTATTTCTTTTTTAGGTGTTGGTAACGTTCCCCAATTACTTTTTACCTCAATACTAGTTAAACTTTTATCTCCGTTTTCATTATAACCCGGTCTTTTTTGGTCGAATGTTTCGTCTTCATAAATGTTAATACCTGACATTCTTGATATAATAAACATTCTCCAACCATATTCGGCGGTTCCTAATTTATTACTATCAAAACCTTTTTTAGATGTTGACGGTGGTTGTACCCATCCCCTAACAACTAAATTACCTTTTTTTGTTAACCCCATTACAACCAATTCGGCTCTAATTCTTCTTCCCGGTAAAACCTCACCTTTTGGTCCGTTATAATAGAAGGAAACGGGATTTCGGTTTATAATTGCATCCTTTAATCTTTTATTTATAGAACCATTTGGTGCCTCTAATAAAATTTGGGATAATATGTTATTTAAATTTATCATTAAAAATCGGGATATGCTTTAATTGTTGAGTATTTATTTTTTGCTAATTGGTCGATTCTTCCTGGTCCTATTGCGTTACCAAAAATATCGGTTCTAGTACCAATCTGACCACTATTATTTTCTCCTCTACCTTTCTCGTCACCGTCTGATATCGCATTTGGGTTAGTTGTATTATACTGAAAACTATCAGAATAAATGTTAATAGCCTTTAAACCCAATCTACCGGGACCAATTGCATTACCAAAAATATCAGTTTTGGTTCCGATTTGTCCGCTGGTATTTTCACCTCTACCTTTTTCATCACCATCGGATACCGCATTTGGATTATTGACATTATATTCAAAACTATCAGAATAGATATTAATAGCTTTTAAACCCAACCTGCCGGGACCAATTGCGTTACCAAAAATATCCGTTCTTGTACCGATTTGTCCACTACTATTTTCTCCCCTACCTTTTTCATCTCCGTCAGATACCGCATTTGGATTATTGACATTGTATTGAAAAAAATCAGAGTAGATATTCATCGCCTTTAAACCTAATCTACCAGGACCAAGTGCGTTACCAAAAATATCAGTCTTTGTTCCAATATCACCGGTAATATTTTCTCCTCTACCTTTTTCATCTCCGTCAGATAAAGCATTTGGGTTATTAACATTGTATTCGAAATTATCAGAATAGATATTAATAGCTTTTAAACCTAACCTGCCCGGACCAAGTGCGTTACCAAAAATATCAGTCTTTGTTCCAATATCACCGCTTGTATTTTCTCCTCTACCTTTTTCATCACCATCGGATATTGCATTTTTATTAACTGAACTATAGTTATTGGTGTAATTATAACCATTAATTGCTAGTAATGTATTCCTTTCGTTAATATCTGTTTTAGTTCCAATTTGACCACTATTATTTTCTCCTCTACCTTTTTCATCACCATCGGATATGGCATTCTGATTAACTGAACTATAGTTATTGGTATAATTGTAACCGTTTTTTGCTAAAAGAGTATTTCTTTCATTAATATCAGTTTTGGTTCCGATTTGTCCGCTGGTATTTTCTCCTCTACCTTTCTCATCACCATCGGATATTGCGTCCCTATTGGTTAATCCGTAGTTGTTGGTATAGTTATAATCGTTTTTAGCTAAAAGAGTATTTCTTTCATTAATGTCCGTTCTCGTACCAATTTGTCCACTTGGATTTTCCCCTCTACCTTTTTCGTCTCCGTCAGATAAAGCGTCTTTATTTAATAGACCGTAATTATTGGTATAGTTATAACCATTAATTGATAATAATTTTATCCTTTCATTAATATCGGTTCTAGTACCAATCTGACCACTATTGTTTTCTCCTCTACCTTTTTCATCACCATCGGATATGGCATTAGGATTAGTTAATCCATAACCATTTGTTGGTCCGTAATTATTTTTTGATAAAAGAGCATTTCTTTCATTAATATCTGTTTTTGAACCAATACTACCATTTAACTCACCTTTACCTCTTTCGTCTCCGTCAGATATTGCATTTTGATTAGTTGAATTATAGTTGTTGGCGTAATTGTAATCGTTTTTAGCTAATAATTTTGTTCTTTCATTAATATCTGTTTTTGAACCAACATTACCATTTAATTCTCCCTTACCTCTTTCATCACCATCAGATATAGCGTTTTGATTTGTTAACCCATATCCATTTGATGAATTGTAATTATTTTTAGATAGTAAAACATTTCTTTCGTTAATATCTGTTCTGGTTCCAATTTGTCCATTTGAGTTCTCACCCCTACCTTTCTCGTCTCCGTCAGATAAAGCATTTTTATTTGATATCCCATAACCGTTTGTTGGTCCGTAATTATTCTTGGAAAGTAGAGTATTTCTTTCGTTAATGTCTGTTTTAGAACCAATATTACCGTTTAATTCACCTTTACCCTTATCATCACCATCAGATAAAGAATCTAAATTAACTGAACTATAGTTGTTTGATGAATTGTAATTATTTTTAGATAGTAAAACGTTTCTTTCGTTAATGTCAGTTCTAGTACCGACATTACCGTTTAATTCACCTTTACCCTTATTGTCACCATCAGATAACGCATTTAAACTTGTTGAGTTGTAACTATTTGGGAGGTTGTATCCATTCGCCGCCAACAATAAAGCTCTTTGTTGAATTGCTATAATTTCTAATTCCGTCGGCATCTTAGTATTTAATTAATTTTTTTATTTTATCAACCTCTTCAAATAAACCAAGTGATGTGATTGGAGAAATTGAGCTTTTATGTGAATTACTTTTAATAAGATTAGTCGGTATTTTAAAACTGAATTTTTTTGTATGTTTTTTTAGGTGACTGTTTTTTCTCTCACCTGTCATACTTGACATCTCATCCGCGTTTTTCTTAGAATCTTTACGATTACTAATTAAATCTCTTTCACCTTGTAAATGTTGATTAGCCCATCTTTCCATCAAATCACCACCACATAAATCATATTTCAATCTATCTTTTATTTTATCTATGTTTTGAATGTCGTGGATAATTCTTTTCAATTGACCATATTTTACTGATTTATCTTGTAAAATTTTTTTTGCTCTTTGTATTCCACGCACATTTTGACCATTTAAACCAACAATAGTATGATTTATTTTATCCAATATGTCCTGTGGAACATTAAAAACTCTACCTTTTAAATCTTTATTCATTATCTTCTTTATTCAAAAGTTTAATTACATCTTTTACAGATACGTTATTTTTAGTTAATGTATTTTTTAACGCTAAAATTTGTTTTTTAATAATAGGTTCAATATCTTTTTCAATATCCTCATCAAATTCTTTGTTAACTAAATCAGAGGATTTTGATTTTTTAGAAATTACACTTTCTACATAATCTCTAATATATTCTTTTGGATTTTCAATTAATCTAACTTTATCTCCTTTTAAATTTTTATCATATCCCATTTGAGCCAATCTTTCATCGGCTTCAGGTTCTTTAATACCCAATTCGTCTTTAAAATAATCTTCAGCATCGTCCTTATCAACATCTTTTCCTAATGTTTTTTCATATCCAAGAGTTTTACTCATATCCGCTTCCATCCAATATCTTAATGATGTGAAAGCACTACGAGCTACGGTACTACCCATCATTCCTCGTCCCATACTTACAGATTGGTCTGTTGTTTTTTTACTTGCACTTCCCGATTCTTTTGTATTTGGTACTTTACTCATACCAAAGTTACCCTTTCCATCCACAATTTCATCAACTTCTTTTTCAACCTCATCTGGTAATTTTTTATAATTGGTATCGTCAGAAAATTCCTTAGCCATATTTTCCCACTTTAATCTTTCTTTTTTGGATAAAGACTTATCATTCGCCTTGGCAAAAAATAATCTTTGTTGTTTTTTAGACTTAAAAGTCTCTTCAATTATGTTTTTTATGTATTTATCCATTATAACAAGTTTATTATATAAATATCAAAAGAAACGAAAGATATTTATTATAGAATATGAATAGTCAAAATATATTGAAATTTTGGGGTACACGCATGGATTTGAAGATTGACTCTTCAGAATATCATGATTATGAGATATCTAAAACAGAATCGGATTATAATTCTGATGTGTTAGATTTTAACACCCCAATTAATTATTCGGGGTTAAGTGTAAACACCACGGGATTAACAAATGCGGATTGTGTTAGAAATACAATATCTTTAAATGAATTTGACAATACGGTTAATGACCCATCATATCCATATTCGGCTTATACTTGGACATTATCATATAGTGCGTTTACCAACCAATTAAACAATTCTGATATTATTTTAAAAAATGATGTTTATGAATTTATTAATAGTAGTGGAGAAACTCATTATTTTATTGAAAATGGGTATAATAATTCACTATCAAATCCATTTTCTTTAAATGTTACAGGATTTACAACAGGTTCTACTGTTGATTGCACTTTACAATTTTCAGGAACAGGAATAACAACAACCATTTGTTGTCCAAGAGACCCAATTCCATCAGCAAAACCGTGGGCGTATCAAATTAACCATGGTGCTGGTGTTAATAATTGTGATTATTCAGTTAAAAGAAGGACAGAAAAAGGATGGACAATTGATTTTGTTTTAAATAAAGATTCTCTTCCATGGTCTGACGGTAATGTCATATACTATCTTGGGGTTAGAAATGAATCTGATATAGTAGATTACGCAGATAATAACCTATCTTTCTCATTTACAGATGACGGTCGACTTAAATGGACATCAATTCGTTATTCGGGTATCTGTGATAGTTCTTCGGGGTATACAGAATCATTTTATATTTCGTCAGGACAAACATTACCATTATGTAATAATGGAACAAGTAATGATTTTAATATTACAATAACATTTGATAGATACAGTAGATATACTGATTGTAATCTTGAAAATGATGGGGGTTGGAATGATTTAATTCCAGGAGTAAAGGTTATTCCATATGTACCAGAATCTGGTAGTTCGGTAACATCAACCCAAACTACAATTTATACCGAAGTTGAAGAACTAAATAAAAAATGGGCGTTTGAAAGAGAAAGACGACTTGGTATTTTAAAAATTTATTTAAACGGTAGACCAATATATAAATTAAAAGATTGGGAGGAAATAATTCCATCTGATAGGGGTGAACAACCTTTTATACAATCATGGGGTTCAGGTACTCAATACGCCGGTGGTGTACACAATATGGGTACGTCTTGTTTTAATTTTAAACAAATACAATTTTATGAACAACCATTAGATTTTGTTAACGTCAGACATCATTATTTAACGGAAATAAAACCAAACTTTAATATTGTTGAATGTAATGAAGATTGTTATGAGGATGTTGTGGGTTTTACAGGTTGTGAAAAAAACTGTTATTATTGGAACGTCTTTATTAATCAAAATGATTTAAATTCCGCAACGGGAAATACGATAAATGATGATAATAGTGTTTATGTAGATAGAATTAATTGTCAATTAGACTCCGAAACAAAACAATATTCAACTTCAGGTTTAACTTATTGGAATGTATGTATGCCTAAATTGGCTGATTATGAATTTTACTATTATGTTAATGATGTAAAAACTTTAGTTACCGGTAATACAAGTAACATGACGATAACCTCAGATTGTTGTGATTTAGATAAAAAATATAAATTAACTGTCACGGGTGACTTACATCCAAACGCTTTAGGGTCTAGCGAAGCTGATTTATATGTGAATGGTGAATTAATTTTTCATTGGGATAAAGATATTTTTTGGGTAATTAATCCTGATGTTTGGGAATATGGTTTAAACAAAGGAGATAAAGTTTATCTCGATTTTAAACCCGATTTATGTGCACCCGAAGTTGGACAAAAAGACTTATACGTATATTCGGGACTAACAAATATTGATTCATATTCTTGGTACAGTCCATCATTAAGTTGTACAGGTAGTCCTATATTATCAGGTTACACAACTCCTGTTTATACTGTAAATGACGATTTATCAATCGAAATATATTGTCCGGCGTGTGTTCCGGTAACTCCCACTCCTACTCCTACACCAACTCCTACATCAAGTGGGGTAGCCGTAACTCCAAGTATAACACCAACTAGAACAATCACACCAACCAATACCCCAACCAATACTCCAACACCATCAATAACACCAAGTACAGTTGTATCGTTTACATATTCATTATTAGGTGCAAACCCAAGTGCCAGTGCCACTGCATGTTTTATTTACCCAGCTAGTGGGGTACCAAACGTTTATGGAGTAAAGGTATTTGGTAGTTTAGTAACTTCAGATATTTTATATTCAGATGTAAGTTTAACCACACCACTAACAAATGGTTTTTATTATTCAAATGGTACAAATTGGGTTAAAATAAATAACTCAGGGGTAATAACTAGTACTGGAACTTGTTAAAAAAAAACATAATATTTATAGTTAAACCAACAAGAACCATCACACCAACCTCAACACCAAGTACTTCGTAAAAAATAACTTCAAGTTTCACAAAACTTTAATTATACCTTCTTTTTATGTATCATTTACTAATTCATGTATTTTAACTATTTATCTTTAAAGAGTCGAATAATCAATAATGACAACCATAATATTAACATCAAACAACTATAGTGGACAAACTGCGAACATTACTTATTATCCTGATACAGGTGGTACGATTAGCCTTGGCTCTGTCGTTGTCCCTTATTATTATAGTACTGACTATTTTTATGGTACTTATGAGTTATATTTTCCAATATTTAACAAAACATGTACATTATACATTGAGACTCCTATACCTACCCCTACGGTTACACCTACTTTAACCCCAACCAACACAATTACCCCAACAAGAACCCTTACACCCACTCTAACACCAACTAATACTATCACGCCAACTCCAACAGTAACACCAACTCCAACAAGTTCATTTAGTGCTGGTTTATATAAAACAACATATTCGGGTTATCATAACGAAAATCCTGCGTTTTTTGCAACAGCAACCCCAACAACATTTGGAACAAACCCAGCCACCTCGGTTCAAACAACTTCTATCTCCGAATCCGGATTAAGTGATGATGGCTCTAACTTTAGTTGTCAATGGTTAGGATATTTCAAACCAACAACAACAGAAACATATACATTCTTCTTATCAAGTGATGATGGTTCTTATCTTTGGATTGGTGCCAATGCTCAGTCAGGATTTACCACCGCTAACTCTAACGTAAACAATGGTGGGGCTCATGGAAATCAGGAGGTATCAGGTTCAATTTCATTAACCGCCGGTGTCCTTTACCCAATAAGAATACAATTTGGTGAAATTGGTGGTGGTGATGTTATGACATTTAGTTACTCATCGCCGACCATAACAAAAACAACAAATGTAACAGGTTTAGTTTTTTATAATCCTTCAACAAATGGATTTTAATTAAAATAAAAAGAACAATATTTATAGAATATGGAATTTTTTATTAGACAAGGAGCATCAGAACCAATATTAAAATTAAGATTAATAGACGACGGTAAAAACGATAAGTCGGGATTTAACGATGCACTTGAAAATTGTGATATTACATTTGAAATGTTTAATATTGAAAATGGTGAGTATGAAATTTTAAATTCAGGATGTCAAATCACAACAAGAGATAAGAAATACGACCAAACAACTGATGAATATTATATTGTCCATAGATTTACTGAATCTCAAACCGCAAACATAGGAAAATACGAAGGTAAGGTTACGGTTCAGTTCTTAGATACTTCTCTAAATCCAACAACAAAATTGATTTTACCCGTTAAAGAAAAATTATTTATCACCATATTTTGATAATCAAATTTTTTTCTGTATATTTTTGACAAGACTAATTACGGATGTTCCGTAAGATAATGTGTCACTTAAAAAATATACATAATGAAAGAAATTATTTCGCAAGAAGTTATTGAAAACTTCTTAAATGGTTGGGACCCTGAAGAATATATAGTAGGGGTTGAGTATGATTACCGAACCAACAAAATCTACAAAGTCATTCAAGACCCTGATAGGGGTAAAATCGTTAAACCTGACACCTTTACACCATTTTTATGGGTTGGTGACCTAACTGAATTTAATTTTTACCAAAGTAATAAAACACTCCAAAAGAAAAAAATGGGTGAATATGGTATCATAATTGAAAAATTAAGAACAGAAGGAAATACTCGATTAGAAAATGGACAAACCTTTTTGGTTAAAAGTTTAAAAGGTTATACAGAACTTATTAACTTTTTTAAAGAGGGTGGAATTGACCCATGGGGTGATAAATTTAAATCATCTTTTACAATATTAAACCCTGTTGAACAGTATCTTATACAAAAAAAGAAAAGACTTTTTAAAGGTATTGAAGATTATTCCGGTGTTAATCGATTTGTATTTGATATCGAGACCACGGGTTTAGACCCATTAACCTGTAATATTATATTGATTGGGGTTAAGGATAACCGTGGTTTAGAAAAGACAATCCCCGCATTTGGTGAGGACGGTGAAAAGAAATGTATCGAGGAATTCTTCAACATAATAAAAGAAAAGAAACCAACAATTATTGGTGGTTATAACTCCGCATTTTTTGATTGGCCGTTTATCTTAAAGCGAGCAGAAATATTGGGTGTTAATACTAAGGAATTAACTCAAATATTTACAAAACAAGGAATTAGAGAGAAGAAAGGTATGTTGAAACTTGCAAACGAGCAAGAAGAATACATTCAACACAATATATGGGGATTCAATATTATAGATATTGCCCATTCTGTTCGTAGAGCTCAAGCAATTAATTCCGAAATTAAATCTTGGGGTTTGAAATATATCACCAAGTACTTAGAAAAAGAAAAACCTAATCGTGTTTATGTGGACGGTGCATGGATTTCAAAAATATATTTGGATAATGAATTATATTATGTAAACCCAAAAACAGGTAACTACAAGAAGATTGGTGAACCGGGAACTGATAATTTATTAGAGAAATATCCTGGTAAATTTGAAATATGGTCGGGTAGTAAAATTGTTGAACAATATCTTGATGATGACTTGTATGAAACTATGATTGTTGATGATTCTTTTAGTCAATCGACATTTTTGATTTCAAAACTTGTACCAACAACATATGAGAGAATTGCAACAATGGGTACGGCTACTTTATGGAAAATTATCATGTTAGCTTGGTCATATGAAAACAATTTAGCCGTTCCCGCAAAAGACTCTAAACGACCATTCACAGGTGGTTTATCTCGTTTATTAACTGTGGGTTATGCTAAGAACATTGTTAAGTTTGACTATTCGTCACTTTATCCATCGATACAGTTAGTGTATGATATTTTCCCCGATTGTGATATCATGGGTGTACAGAAATCGATGTTGAAGTATTTCCGTAACATTCGTATAAAATATAAACATTTGGCTGGTGAACTAAAAGATAGTGACCCAGTTCAGGCGGAAATGTACGACCGTAAACAATTACCAATTAAAATCTTTATCAACGCTTATTTTGGTTCATTGTCTGCACCACACGTATTTCCGTGGGGTGAAATGGATTCAGGTGAAACCATTACATGTATTGGTCGTCAATGTCTTCGTATGATGATTATGTTCTTTGAAAAGAAAGGTTATAAACCACTTGTAATGGATACGGACGGTGTGAATTTTGAGACTCCTGATAATATAAACGATACTGTTTATGTTGGTAAGGGGTACAATGAATTGGTTATAACAGGTAAAGAATATAGAGGAATTGAAGCGGATACCGCAGAATTCAATGACATATTCATGAGAAATGAAATGGGTCTTGATATTGATTATACCGCACCGGCTTGTATTAATGTATCAAGAAAAAACTACATCATTAAATTGATGAAGAAAGGAAAAGAAAAAATCAAATTAACGGGTAATACTATTAAGTCTAAAAAACTACAACAATATATTGTTGAATTCTTGGACGAAGGATTTAAATACCTATTAAATGGTGACGGTATATCATTTGTTGAATTGTATTTCCAATATGTTGAGAAGATTTATAATAAACAGATTCCATTATCGAAAATTGCAAACAAATCTCGTGTTAAACAATCTGTTGAGGATTATAAGAAACATATACAGAAAGTAACGAAAGCTGGGTCATTAATGTCAAGACAAGCCCACATGGAATTGATTTTACAAAATAACTATAATGCAGGTCTTGGTGAAACAATCTATTATATTAATAACGGAACTAAGAAGTCTTCAGGGGATGTTCAGAAAATAAGTAAACCAACAAAAAAACAACAAGAGGAATATTATAATACACATGGTAAATCAATGCCAAACAATTATTTAGAGATTAGTTGTTATATGATTTCTGAAAAAGAATTAAATGAAAATCCCAATATGACTGGTGATTATAACGTACCAAGATATTTGAGTAATTTTAATAAACGTATTGAACCTTTATTGGTTGTGTTTAGTCCCGAAATTCGTAATGATATTTTAGTTGAAAAACCAGAAGATAGACAGTACTTTACAAGTAAACAATGTGAATTAGTTAATGGGTTTCCAATAAGTGAAGATGGTCAGGATAAATATGATGAGGTAATGACACTATCGGATAGTGAAGTTATATTTTGGAATAAAATTAAAAGAGACCCATTCTTTATGTACGTTGATAATAGTATCGAATTAGTTGATAAAAATTGGGTTGATTACAACCGTAAAGTATTGTTATCACAAGAAAAAAGTACTATCAGTAATGAAGATGAAATAATCAAAACAGATAATGTCGATTACGCTTATCACGCGATTGAAATGTAATTAGATTACATTATACGGTGATTGCATCGGTCTGTACTTTAAAGCTTTATTGAGATTCTCCGCCTCCATACCTTTTCTTTCGAGAACTTTATCGGGGCGGAGTCTTTCTAATCTTAACATTAATTCTTCAACCAATTTTAATTTTTCATCTTTACCTTCTGTAAGTAATGATGAGTAATCCAATTTAACTTGACTATCGGGAACTTGTAAATCACCCGAGAATTTACCCCAAATTCTTCCTAAACCTTCTTTAGAATATGCAATGAGATATTTTCTAACCCAGTTTTGTGCTGGTTTATTTAGGTCATCCCAAACTAATTGTTCGGTTTCAACATCTGAAGGTAATTTAATTATATCTTTATTTTTATCTAAACATGTATCTCTATCCATGGTATCATAATACCAATACCAAACCTGACTTCTATTATTTCGTATTGAACCAAAATCAAATTTACCGCCCGGTACATTATATAAGTGAATTACCTTAGTACTATTTGGTCCTGCGGTAATTCTATATGTTAAATCACCACCAATTAACCTATTCTTCATATTTCTATCACCCATCCTTAATAAAAGGTCAAAAGCCGGCATCATAAAAAATGAACCCGCCGTTCCTTGTTGAGCGAATCCACCCACACCACCAAACGCAACACCACCCAATCCTCCAAAACCACCCAAAAATGGGTCAACTATTGAATCGGTTAACTCGGCTCTTGAAAACCATAGAAGTTCATTTATTTCTCTACCAGCCGGTATAACGTAAGTTTGTGTATTTGCCGATAATTCAAAATAATCCTTTTTTAGTTCACTATTACCGCCCGTTTGTAAACCAACTATTTTTGAATATGCATGTGAGTATTGTGTTTCATAATCCAAACTTCTTGTTGTAAACGCTCTTGTTAATGACTGAGTATCAACATCAATACCAATTAACGATGACCATTGTGATTCAATTAACCAATCACTCACATATTGTTCATACTCCGATAAAGACAATTCCAAAAATGTATCCATCTGTTCTTCAGTTAATTCAATACCTCTAACGGGTAGTCCTAATAAATGAAAAACCTGAGTATATAATTTTTGTTTTTGTGGGTTTGTTATAATAGTAGCTGACATATTTGTTTTTATAAATAAATATCTGTATATTTTAGTTTATGATGGATATTAAAGTAGACATAAGAGAAAGACTAAAAAATATTACCATAGACCCATTGTGTAAAACATCAGTAACAAGGGAGATTATGATGCAAATACAAAGAAATAATACTTTAAAATTAAGGATTTCAAGGGAAATTAATAGGATGTTAGAGGAATTATATACTCCATTAGGTTTGTGGGGTCAAAACCCACAATCATCAGATGAGGATTTTGGTGTGTTAGATAAAGATGGTAATTGGGGAATTCAAAATGTATTTGATACAAACTATTCTTGCCAAGAGGTATTGTTTAATAGATGTAATTTATCAATTTTAAGATTATATAGAAAAAAAGGTATTGAAGATATTGAAATATCGGGTGAAACTTTTTCATATAGAAACCCAATAATTATTGATGATGAGACATTAAAAGATGAAAAAGAAACACTACGTAGAATAAATAAATTATTAATTTTAATTGATAACTATAAAAATAAAATATTTTTACCCGGTAGTGAGATATTTGACATTTTAATTAATATGTGTTCAAATACAATGTCAAGAGGAGACGAAACCCAAAAATTCTATGTTGATAACATATATGATTTCTTTGATGATATTGTTGAGGTTAAAGCATTAGGTGGTCTTGGTAATTATGATGATAGAAAAAAGGGTATTGATGTTTGGACAAAACATGGTGATGATAAAGTACTAAAACACCAAATAAAAGGTACGTGTGACTTAACATCAGTTAATGGTGGTTATTTGGTTAATTCAGCACTAAGTCAAACATCTAAATGTGATTTATACGTTTTTGTTTGTGAAGATTATAGAATTCTTATATTAAAGAATAATAAATATGAAATGGAATGGACTAAAGATGGAGTGTTCTTTCCAATAACCTTAAAAGTTAATGAAAAATTTTATACCCAATAAATTAAACGAAATTTTAATATTGTCTTCAAAAAACAATATGGAATTTGTATATCAAAAAGAAGGTGAAGAAAACTTTATTAAATTTTCAATAGAACCTGAAAGAAAAATAACGGTTAATATTGTAAATGAAAAAGATAAAAATTTAAAAAAGTTAATTAACCAAAAACTTGAGGAATTAAACCAACTCTTTAAGTAGTGACGTTGCGAAACTCTCTGAAAAATCACCGTCACCCATTACTTGGTCAATAATATTCTTCTTCTTATTTAAGATGTTATATACAATTTTCTCCATTGTGTTTTCAAATATCGGATAGTAAACTATTACATTTTTCTTTTGTCCATATCTAAACGCTCTATCTTCTGCTTGACTATGATGAGCAGGAACAAACGATAAGTCGTTCATAATTACAACTTCAGCTGCGGTTAATGTAATCCCAACACCACCAGCAATAATGTTTGAAATAAAAATCTTTATTTTATCTTCATTCTGAAATCTATCAACACTCTGTTGTCTTTTTTCTTTTGACATTCTACCGTCAAGAACAACCGAATTCTTTTTGTATTTTTCATGTAACATATCAAGGGTCATTGTGAAGTTTGTAAATACAATAACCTTTTTACCTTGTTCTAAACATCTATCAATAATTTCTGAAGTGTACTCCACTTTTTCATATGCGATAACCTGTCTAACCTTCATTAGACGATTAATGGTTATACTTATTGATTCTTTATTTTTATTGTCATTAGTAATCCTCATGAAGTCTTCCAATTCTTCATCATAGAAGGTACTTTTTAAATCTAAAAATATTGGAGTAATGATTTTATCAGGTAAATCTAATATGTCCGTTTTCATTCTTCTAAGAACAAGGTTTTTAGTTCTGTCTCTTAGTTCATCTAAATTAGTGGCTCCACCCGTATTCCAAATCTTTTTACCATTAACAGTAAATTGATATCCTCCACAGTATCTTTTTACATATGTCTGCCAATTTAACGCAATAGGTGATTGAACAATTTTAAGAATGTTGTAATAGTTTATCGGTCTCGATGTCATCGGTGTCCCCGTTAATAACCAAACCTTGGGTATTTTATCAACAATATCATTAATTAATTTAGTTCTTTGTGCGGTTGGGTTTGAAATATAATGAGCCTCATCAATAATAACTAAATCAAATTTTTCTTTAAGTATCGGTTGACGGATTTCTTCACCCAATGCAACTGATTCCATTGAATGGTAATTTTTAATTATATCGTAATTTATAATGTAATAATCAAAAGTCGAACCCCATTTTTTACCTTCAACTATTAATGTTTTTTTATCAGAATAGTTTTCAATCTCTCTTTGCCAGTTAATCTTTAAAGAAGCGGGACAAATAATAAGAACCTTCTTTGCTCCACTTTCCATGGATGCAATGATTGCGGATGTTGTTTTACCAAGACCCATATCATCAGCAAGGATATATCTATCGTTCGCTAATAATTTTTCAATGGCCACTTTTTGGTGTTCCATTGGTGGTCTCTTTGAATATGGAGAATAATCAACTTCTCTATTTAATTTTTTTTCTTCTTGAATTATGGATGATTTGGGTATCCACATTGTGTAATTTTTTTCACTATCGGTTACTCTACCCCAAATATGATATGCCTTATCACTCTCACATAATAATTTTTCACACCATACTTTTTCCGGTACTTTTGGAAGATGTTTATCCTCCATTAATTTTTCACCAAAATTTGATGCAACGTTGATATACTTTTTTGCAACACGAGGTATTACCTCATGGTACTTAATCACGTATTCAGCTTGTGGACGAGTTAACTTAAAATTCTTAACTTCTAAAAACTTTTTTTTGAATTCTAATAACTGATTATTAAAACCCTCATAGTTTGCTAATATGTCCCTCGCCTCTATTTCAGGTATGGTACTTTGCATATATTCCTAAATATAACGAAATAGAATCAAAAATGGAACTATTTATTGGTATGAATAATAAATTACCAATTACGAGAATAAGTAAATTTTTCTCCCAAGACGACTTTGATTTAAATGTTAGAATGGGTGAGGAATACTTACACGGTGATTTAGGTATGAAATTGGTATTATTTAGGGTTGATAGACAAAAAACCGATACCGATGAAGTCTATGGTGAAGTGGGTAAAGATGATATTAAATTTTTACCTCCTGTTGAATTTTTCGGATTGGTTAAAGTTGAGGAATCAAAAAATAACAGTTATACCAAAGGTTTAAATAGATATTTGGAACCTGGTAATATGACAATATCGGTTTACCTAAACCATTTAGAAGAATTAAAAATAGATATTAGATATGGTGATTACATTGGTTATCCTGAATCTGAAGAGAAAATAAGATATTATACAGTTTCAAATGATGGTAAACTAACCGCAGATAATAAACACAATATGTTTGGTTATAAACCATTCTATAGAACAATACTTTGTGTTCCGGCACAAGAAACAGAATTTAGAGGAATTTAATTATGGGATTACCTAAAAGAAAAAATAATATACAAGTTTACGGTAAAATCGAAAATGAGGAGGGTTCTATCATTGGTAGAAGAAAAGAGTTATTGGAAAGAATAACAAAATCTGACACCTATTTACCCGATTCTGTTTTGCACGATGACCTTGATTTGGGTATGCTTGATTTTGTTAAAGAAAACTTCAAAGTTGTATCTGACGGTAATCAAATCCCTATTATCCCTAAAATATTAACAATACAAAGATGGGGTGAATTTACAAATAATTGGACATTTTCGGATGATGATGGTAATATTAAATTACCATTTGTTGCCATAGTTAGAAAACCCGATGTTCAATTTGGAACAAATCCCGCAGTACAAAGAACAATTCCTGATAGAAGAGAATTTTTTTACGCTAGTGTTCCAACATGGGACGGTAATCAACTCGGTGCTGACATTTACAAAATACCACAACCAATTGCAGTAGACATCACTTTTGATGTAACAATTGTTTGTACAAAATTTAGAGACATAAACAAATTTAATAAGGTTGTTTTACAAAAATTCTCATCTCGCCAATCATATACGTCCGTAAAAGGTCATTACATACCCATAGTATTGGATAGAATCGAAGATAATACTCCAATGGATACTTTGGATGGTAGAAGGTTTTACATCCAAAATTACACCTTTACAATGTTAGGATTCCTAATTGATGAAGAGGAGTTTGAAGTTAAACCGGCAATCAATAGAATTTTAACTATGGTGGAGACTGATTTAAGGTCAAGTAGTACCCCAAGACCCGAAATTAATTTATCAATAACAAGTTCATATTCGAGGGGTTCAATTGTTTCACAATATTCTGTAGTAGCATCACGTAAAGTTGATAAAACAGTTGAGATTACATTTGACGATATATTAGGTCTCACAACCGGTGGTACAGTAACAATACCGGTTAAATTATTTATAGAACCTAAACAAATTTCAGGAACTACTGAATATACGGTTGATGGTGTTTATTCAAATTTAAATCTAACAAATACTTTTAGTGGATTAACGGTCAACACAATAGGTAGAAGTAATTTTGATTTTAACACGACTAACACATCTATATTTCAACATATTCCAACCCCAACACCAACTATTACCCCAACACTAACTATTACCCCAACTCCAACTATTACCCCAACTCCAAGTAGTCCTTAAAAATTAATCTCCGTAGATATCTTTTTTCTTTGGTATTTCAATGGATTTATCTTCTTTACAAGTTTCATCAATCCACTTCTGAACAATTTTATAAATTTTTAATCCTTTTTTATCGCAATATTCTTTTAACATCTTGTGATGTTTCTCACTAACCTTGATGTTTTTGGTGGTATTTTCCATGATAAAGATAAATATTGACACTAAAAGATAAATTAGTGTCTATAAGTATATTTTTTCAAAAAATCAAGTAAATCTTTGCTAAAAACAAAGATATTTATAGAAAAGTAATAAAATAAATTAACCAAACAAGAAAAAAATGGCAAATTCAAATAGAGTATTTGTGTCTCCAGGTGTGTACACATCGGAAAAAGATTTATCATTCGTAGCACAAAGTGTTGGGGTGAGTACATTGGGGTTAGTGGGTGAAACTTTAAGAGGTCCCGCTTTCGAACCAATTTTAATAACAGATTTCGATGCGTTCAAATTATATTTTGGAGGTACATCACCTGAAAAAGATGGTAATAACAATCCAAAATATGAACTACCTTATGTTGCAAAAGCATACCTTCAAGAATCTAATCAATTATTCGTAACAAGAATTCTTGGTTTAACAGGATATAAACCAGTTAAAACATTCGCGATTCAAACAATCGGTGGTGTTGAGGTTGGTTCATTAAGTGGAACCACATCAGGAACAACAATTCCATCAACAACAGGTATTACAGGTAGTACTTTCTACACTTTCTTATCAGATAAGAAAGCTTATGATGGTAACACAATTACTGACTACATTGTTACAAACTTTAGTGGTAACACTTCAAGTAATAATAACGATTGGTTTGTTTTGGGTAATGTACCGTTTTCAGGAACATCAGGTTTAACTGGTACTGAGGTTATCTCACCATTGACAGGTTTGGACAATGCAAATAATTACAACTCAAAAGAGTGGTACAATACATTAGTTAATACGGCGGGTGATGAAGTTTACTCATACCTATTCGTTTATAATAGTGGAACAAGTAGATTCAATGTTACAGAATACACATATAATGCAACTACATATAGTGATTATGATGGTCAAGTTGTTGTTGCTTTCAGGTCAAGAGGTTCATACGCTGGTCAAACTTTAAATTTGGAAGTTACTGCGAACTCTAACTTTAATATTTCTGGTTCAGATTTAGTGGTTAATCCATTAGCTGAATTTACACTTAATGTAACAGGTTCAACAAGTGGAGCTAAAACATTTACTTGTAGTTTAGATACGTCATCATCAAAATATGTTACAAAAGTTTTAGGTAATAGTGTGTATGATAAATCAAAAACTGATATTCCGATTTATGTTTATGAATCTTACCCAAATTATTTATTAAAAGCGTTTCAACAAGGTTATATTAGAGGTATCAGTTTAACTGAGGTATATAATACAGAAAACAATAACTTCTTAACAGAATGGGATACTCCAATGTCACCGACTGTTGTTTCTGAAGTTAGAGGTGGTAACGTTGCAGATTTATTTGAAGTAATTACAATTTCTGACGGTGAGGGTGCTAACACACAACTTAAAATTATGGTCATGAACATTGATATTGATACATATGAATTTGACCTTTTAGTTCGTGAATACTACGATACTGATGACAATATGGTTGTTCTTGAGAAATTTACAAGATGTTCAATGAATCCGGATGTTCCGGGTTATATCGCTAAGAAAGTTGGTACATCAGATGGTGAATATGAATTGAATTCAAAATACATCATGTTGAATATGGCTAGTAATCACCCAACAGATGCTTACCCTTCAGGATTCAAAGGTTTTGTGAATAACTCAAACTTTGGTGGTAGTACTGTAGGTTCTGTTATGTACAAAACGGAGTACTATATTGCTGGTGATGTAACGGGATACAATTCTGATGGTTCACCAATTACAACTTCAGGTGACACAATTAGAAAAGTATGTTTAGGTTTCTCAACTCAATCAGGTTATGATGATGATTTGTTAAAATACAAAGGTAAGGCGGCAACAGATACAACTAAAGGTTTCCACTTATCAACAAACGCATCAACAATTACAGGTACAACATATCTAACAACACCATACGATTTAGAAGGACAAACAGGAGCAGATAATTTCTTAACAAATATCAACAACCGTAAATTTACATTAGCATTATGTGGTGGATTTGATGGTTGGGATATCTATAGAAATGTAAGAACCTATGGAGATAGTTATATCTTCGGTAAGAAAACTTATGTTTCAGGTAACACAGCTAATGGTGGTGTGTTCAGTACAGTAGCAACAAGTCCAAACTCTGACTACTATTCATACATTAAAGGTATTGATACTTTTGGTAACCCTGAAGCTGTTGATATCAACATATTCGCAACACCGGGTATTAATTTCTATGACCATAGTTCATTAACTTCTTACGCAATTGATATGGTTGAACAAGATAGAGCGGATTCACTTTATGTAATTGGTTCACCAAACTACAGTACAGTTGATGAGGTGGTTGGAGCTTTAGATGGTGTGGCAATGGATACAAACTATTCGGCTACTTACTTCCCTTGGATTCAAATTAGAGATGTGGATAACGCAACTCAACTTTACATTCCACCAACAGGTGAGGTAGTAAGAAATATAGCGTTAACAGATAACGTATCATTCCCATGGTTCGCAGTCGCTGGTTATTCAAGAGGTTTGGTTAATTCAATTAAAGCAGTTAAGAAATTAACACTTGATGAAAGAGATGAACTTTATAAAAACAGAATTAACCCAATTGCAACATTCTCTGATACTGGTACAATTATTTGGGGTAACAAAACACTTCAAGTAAGAGAATCAGCACTTGATAGAATTAACGTAAGAAGATTGTTATTAAGAGCAAGAAAATTAATTTCAGCAGTTGCAGTTAGATTGATATTTGAACAAAATGACGAACAAGTTCGTAATGAGTTCTTGAGATTAGTAAATCCAATATTAGACGCAATTAAGAGAGAAAGAGGATTATTTGATTTCCGTGTAACGGTTTCTAGTGACCCAGCTGATATAGATGCAAATACATTGAGAGGTAAAATCTTTATTAAACCTACTCGTTCACTTGAATTTATTGATGTTGAATTCATTATTACACCAACAGGGGCTTCGTTTGATAATATTTAATAAAATAAAATAAAAAGGGAAGGTGTAAAAACCTTCCCAACTTATATGTTCCACAAGAAACAAAAAAAGTATAAAAAAAATAAAATTATATTACCCAGTATTTATGCTCCAGTATACTAGAACTAGTATTTTATTATCTAGTAATCTTTTAACTAGTTTTAATAATCTAGTTAATTTATTTCTAGTACTGGATACTAGTATAGGAAAAAATACGAAATTTTTTTGACATAATCAAGTATTTCGTAAAAAAAAATTATTTTTCAATAGTTGTATATTTATAGGTAAGGTAAATAAAAAAAAATTAAAAACAAAATATAGACATGGCAGATTTATTAATGAAAATGCCGGTTCCATACGAACCGAAAAGAGTTAACCGTTTCATACTTAGATTCCCTTCTTCATTGGGTATCAACGAATGGTATGTGGCATCAACGGCTAGACCAAGTGCAAAAATCAATTCAGTAGCAATACCATTCATCAATACATCAACTTATGTTGCTGGTAGATTCGAATGGAATGAACTAAGAGTAACATTTAAAGACCCAATTGGACCTTCAGCGTCACAAGCGTTGATGGAATGGTTCCGTTTACATGCGGAGTCTGTAACAGGTCGTATGGGTTACGCTGCTGGTTATAAGAAAGACATTGAATTGGAAATGTTAGACCCAACGGGTGTTGTTGTTGAGAAATGGATTCTTCAAGGTACATTCTTAACTGACTTGAACTTCAACGAACTTGATTATTCAAGAGATGATATTGCAACTATCACAGCGTCTTTACGTATGGATAGATGTATTCAAGTTTACTAATTTTATTATCAGTATTTTAAGTTTTTTACCAAAATACAAATGTCTATTTATATTATTAAGGGTCTTCCATATGGAAGACCTTTACTTTTATATTGAAGTTTCGTAAATTGATATAGTTATAAATAAAACAAATTTATGGAAGAATATAGAATTGACCCCACGATTGCATATGATGTCGTGGAATTACCTTCAAGAGGTATTTTTTACCCAAATAATAAAAAATCACTAAAGGTTTCTTATTTGACGGCTGCGGATGAAAATATTTTAGCGGCACCAAATTTAATTCAAACAAATTCAATTGTTACTGAACTATTAAAAAGAAAAATTTTGGACAGAGATTTTCCAATCGAAGATATGACTGAAGAAGATAAACAAACTGTTTTGATTTTTCTTAGAAATACCGCATTTGGTTCAGAATATAGTGTTACCTTAACCGACCCAAAAACTGATTTAGAATTTAAAGCTAATATTGATTTAAGTAGTTTAAATTTTAAACCTTTTGATTTGGTTCCGGATAGTAATGGTGAATATCCATATTTTATGGAAAAATCTAAAATTGGTATTACTTTTAAATTTTTAACACCAAAACAAGAAAATGAAATATCAGAAATTCAAAAAAGTTGGAATGGTAGTGGATATGCTCCAGTTATCACAAAACAATTAGAAATGATGATTAAATCTGTTGAGGGTAATAAAGACCAAATGAACATTAGAAACTTCATTGAAAAATTACCAATTAAAGATTCCCAAGACTTTAAAAAATATGTTTCAGAACATAGACCAGGTGTAGACCTTAAACAAACAACAAAAACCCCATCAGGAGAAGATATCCAATTTTATATTGGGTTTGGGGTTGAGTTTTTTCGCCCTTTCTACGGACTATAAGAAAAACCAACTTTCAGAAATTTTATTCCTCGTTAAACGAGGATTCTCTTATGGGGACATAAATTCTATGCCAATTTATATAAGAAGATACTATATTGATTATATTTTGGAAATAGAAAACCAACAGTAATCTATTTATATGTATGGCAAAAGATTTATCAAAATTAGCGAAAACCGCAAGTATTTCTGAATTTGAACAAGAATGGTGCGCACAACAAACCCCTCCTATAACATACGGGGCCATGACTTCTACTGACCATACGAATGCGGGTGCCGCTTACAATTACTATAAAACATTTAAAGATAATGGTAGTAATAATAAAGAAGGTAGTTTTATGGGTAAGTTGGTCGGAGTTGCTGCAGATTTAGCTAAAACACAAGAAGTGGATAACTCATATTCTGGTATACAGGATTCTTATATTAAAGCTAATGAAGCGATTAGTTCCTTAATTAATTCGGAAGGTAAACTTAACGATGTAAAGGTAATTGGTTCCAATTTAATAAAAGGTACATACGAAAGATTTTTAGGATATTTAACAGAACAAACCGAACTACTACATCAAGTCAATGAGGGAACTAGTTTAACGGGAAAACTATCTGAGGGTGTTAGAGAAGAATTAACTAATAGTAGTGTTCCTCTAATGAAATATAAGATAGGGTTTCAAGAAATTGTTACAGCATCTTTAGATTTAACAAAAACAACAAGTAAATTTAATTTAATTAATAGTGAAACATGGGACAAAGTTGGACAATCAGCTAAAGCATATGTTGGGACATTATCAGATTTAACAGCAATGTTACCTGCTTTTGAAAAAATTGGTTATGGTGCTAGTGATACTGCAAAACAAATTCAAATTTCAGGTCAAAGAATGATGAAACTTGGTTTAGATTCTAAATCAATGTTAAAAGAAGTTGGTGGAAGTTTAGATAAAATTAATCAATACGGATTTAAAGATGGTGTCCAAGGTTTGGCTAATATGGTGACCAAAGCAAAGGAATTTAGAATGTCAATGGAAGAGACTTTCACAATTGCAAATAAAGTTATGGACCCAGAGGGTGCAATTGATATGGCGGCTAATTTACAGGCAATAGGTGGTGCGATTGGTGATTTGGGAGACCCATTAAAAATGATGTATATGGCCACAAATAATGTAGAGGGTATACAAGACGCATTGATTGGTGCTGCTCAATCTTTAGCGACATTTAATAAAGAAGGGGGTAAATTTGAAATAACCGGTATTAATATTAGGAAAGCCAAAGCAATGGCTGACCAAATGGGTATTTCATATAAGGAACTAACTCAAGGAGCGGTAGCTGCGGCTGAAAGGTCATCAGCGGCTATGTCAATGTTATCGAATGGATTAAAATTGGATAAAGACCAAACAGACTTAATTACTAACCTCGCCCATATGAAAGATGGTAAAATGGTAATGGAAGTTCAAGGAGATAAAATGAGGGAAATACTTGGTCTTAAAAAGGATGTTAAAGAAGTTGCATTAGAGGAATTAACACAATCACAAGCGGAGTCTTTAGCTGAATATCAAAAAAGAGAATCTGAAAAAACACCTGAAGATATTATTAGGGGACAAGCAACCAACATTGAATTAGTAACAAGGGATGTAAATTATATTTTAAGACTATTAACTGTTGAGTCCGGAAAAGCCGGAAAAAACACAATGAAAGCGTTGGGTGTTGATTTTGATGTTATTTCAGGTGAATCAAAAAAAATGAGAGAGTCAGCAAAAGGATATGTCCAAGCGGCATCCGATGACGTTAACTCAAAGTTAAACACAGTAATTACAGATAAAAAGGCAAAAGTAGATGGTGTCACATCAAAAGGTGCCGATGTTAATACCCCCCCTGATAAAAATAATGAAAACCTTACATCAAATAATAATCAGAATAAAGATAGTACACTTAGTATTAACTTCAAGTCAGATGTTAACATGAATAAATTAGCGGGTGGATTATTAGAAATGCCAGGATGGAGTCAAAGTATAATGGATGCGTTGAACCCAAATGAATATAATGGACCGTTTACCACAATTAAAAGAGTATAATAATAATATAGAAATTAAAAAACATCTATTTATAAAGTAAAACATAAATGCCAACTTATTTAGATTTTGATACCAGTAGGAATAAATCGGGAATACCTGACTCCAAGGAAGGTTTTAGAGATTACTTAATCGCTAGAACTCTTAAAGTACCTAATGGACCTCAGACTTTCACTAGTACGAACTATGAGGTACAAACACTAAGGGATATGCCAAACGTTGACCCGGGTGACGTAAAAACAAACTTTGCAATTTATTATGGTAATTCTGCGGGTAATAATTTATACTTACCACCAAATAGTACAATAGAAGAATATATCGATACGTCTTTACCTGCTTTACAATCATTATATAATGGTATGTTATTTGCTGGGTATGTTGATTCGTTTGAACCTCAAACAACTAATTTAATTAGTATAATGACGGGACAGAACTTTGATGAAGATTCAAAGTTAATGAAATTTGCTACAAGTAACATTAGAGATAATAGCCAAGGACCTGTTTTTGCAAGAATACAAAGGAATTTAGAGGCGGCAACCGTTGGTAGAGTTAGACTTATTGATGCGTTGAATGGAAATACCTCAACTGCTTTAAATTTAATAACAGGTAGAGAACCATTAGTTGAATTTAATAATAGAATTACCGTATCATCAACTTTATTAGGTAAAGGTATAGATTTTTTACAAACAGTAGCAGGTACACAATTACCTTTTAGTGAAATACCCGGTGATTATTTAACAAACCCAAGAAACCCAATACAAAATAGACCAGAAGCTAGAACACAAGCGGGAGCTATCTTACAAGATATCACAGGAGCAATTGGTTCAATGGTTGGAATACAAAGAAGACCAAAACCGGGAAGAAAACCTTCCGATTTGTTTATTGAATATATGGGTCAAGGACCTAAACAAGTGTTATTTGATTTATTAACATATTCAAAATATGCACCTAACTATACCACAACGGCTAGGTCACAACAATCATCTAAAATATTTCAATTTGCAGATAGAGTTGGGGAAGGCATCAAAAATTTATTAGGTCTCGAAGCGCCAAAAGGTGAGGCTTACATGGGTGATGATAGAAGTAACGACGTTAAATATACAATGTCAGACTTTAACGACAATATGGTTAAAAGTAGTTACTATCTTAGTTTAATGTTTGACCCCGTGGCTGCTGAATTATTTGAAAGAAAAAGAAACATTTCACAAGGTGGTCAGATTGGTGGTAAACTAACATGGATTAGCCGTAACTCAATAAATAAATTAGGAGTAAATAATGCTGAATGGGGAGATGAATCTGGAAAATTAAACGATTCACTTTCTACCAAATTTACATTTAGACCCGATTCATTATTAGATAAAACACAACAACTTTTGGATTCTATGCCAAAAGGTGGTGAAGGTTCACGTACTCACGTTGGTAACGTAATTGACCAAACAAGTAGAATATTCAAGGAAGGACAGACAGTAATGTCAAGAGGTTCTAATATTAAGTATGTAGATAAATTTTCAGGAGAAGAAACTGGAGTTGAATACTGTAGAGTATGGACAAAAGACAGGTCATATATGAACTATTCTGATACCATGAAAAGAACCGCAAATATTAGAAAATTTGACGATAGTGTTTTGGGAGGAGATAGTAGAGTTTGGAACATAAATTACGCCCCAATGTCAGACGGTAAAGCAACTTTTCAAGGGGTATCTACAAACATAATTAAACAAGGTGATGGATTCTATGCTAAAAAATATATGTTCTCAATTGAGAATTTAGCTTGGAAAACATCAAATACACCGGGATTTACTTATAACGATTTACCATATTGTGAAAGAGGAAATAACGGAGGTAGAGTTATGTGGTTTCCACCATATGATTTAAAAATTAGTGAAAATAATAGTGCAAGATGGACGGATAACACCTTCTTAGGTAGACCCGAACCAATTTATACGTATCAAGATACAAGTAGAACAGGTCAGTTATCATTTAAAGTGGTTGTTGACCACCCAAGTATTTTAAACTTATTAGTTAGAGAAGAGTTTAAAAACATGAGTGATGATGAGGCTGAGAATTACATAAATGCGTTTTTCGCTGGTTGTATAGATTTAGATTTTTATGCGTTAATTAGAAAATATGCAAATTTAGATGCTAGTGATATTTCATTAATTAAATCATTTTTAAATAATAATAAAGAACCCGATACGATATTACAATATATGCCGGCGGTTGATAGTCCTGTTAATGTAGACCCATTACAACAAATGTTCAACGCAACTGGTTCTGGTGATAATACGGGGGGAAAAGGAGGAGCAAAAGACATTATATTAAAATATGCAAATGATATACCAGGACCAAATTTACAAACATTAGTATCACCGAAAAAATATAGTGATTTATTTC